TTAGCGCGGCCAGGTCTGCGTCGTCGAGTCGCCCGAGGAGGCGCTCCGGGCCATCGGGGCGGTGAAGCCGTGACGCCCTACTACCACGAGCCCGGGATCGACCTGTACCAGGGCGACAACCGCGAGGTGCTCCGGGCGCTCGGGATCAAGCCCGATGACGTGGCGCTGCTGTGGGGTGACCCGCCGTATGGAATCGCTGTCGACACGCGGAGATCCTCCGGTGGACCACGGCCGACCGGGGTCGCCAAGGATGGGAAGAACTGGGCGCCCGTAGCTGGAGACGACAGGCCGTTCGATCCAGCACGCTGGCTCGAGTTCGAGCGGCTGGTGCTCTGGGGGGCGAACCACTATGCGCACAGGCTGCCGCCGTCTTCGTCGTGGTGGTGCTGGGACAAGCGGACCGACGCGATACCAGAACGCGCACAAGCAGATGCGGAACTCGCCTGGACGAACCTTGGGGGACCAATGCGGATGTTCCGTTTCATGTGGGACGGGCTGTGCCAGGCGTCGAAAGAGCACAACAACGGGACGCGCGTCCACCCCACCCAGAAGCCCGAAGCGCTGGCATCGTGGGGCTTCCAGCGAGCGGGGCTGAAGCCGGGAGACCTCGTGCTCTCGCCCTGGCTCGGTTCCGGCCCCGAAGCGGCGGCGGCGAAGCGGCTCGGGCTGCGTTTCATCGGGATCGAGCTGGTGCCCGAGTACCTCGACGCCTGCGTTGACCGGCTACGTCAGGGCGTCCTGTTCGCGGAGGGCGCATGATTGCCACCGTCAAGATCTCCGGCCTCCGCTACTGCGGCTGCGGCTGCGGCTCCGTCAACCCGCAGCCCCGGGAGGGCCGCCCGCGCCAGTACCTCGAAGGGCACTACATCCAGCCCTCCCGCCGCTCCCGCCCCAGGTGCGGATGGTGCCGCGCGGACTGCCCACGGGGCCGGCGGCGGTACTGCTCAGAGGAGCACATGAGCTTGGCGGCGGTGTATCGCCAGGTGCAGCGCAGGCGCGCAGCTCGGGTCCGATCCGCTGTCGGCGGGCTGGTCGCGCTCGCGCTGCTCGGGGGCGGACGTCTTCAACTCTTGGGGCCGCCATGACCGACGAAACCGCCGCAACGCTGACCGTCGCCGTCCTGGTCGCCGTCGTCTACCTCGCCCGCGCCGCCGCCGGGTGGGCGTGGGAGTGGTGCATGCGCCCGCCGGACGACGGGGACGACGACGGGGACTGGTAGATCAGGGGCCGAGCTGGTCATCGATCCAGCGCCGGAGCAGGGCGCTGCGGCCGCGCTTGCCGGCGATGACGTCCAGCCGCGCGGCCATGCTCTCCGGCAGGGAGATCGTGATCGTCGTCTGCGGCTCGCCGGCGCGGTAGGTGGCGAGCTCGCGGCCCTCCGCGGCGGCCTTCGCGTGCCGCCGGTTGAACTGGTAGCACGCCGGGCAGACGGTGCCCCACCGGACCGGGCGCCCGCACGCCTGGCCGTCTGAGAGCGCCTGGGCGCACGGGGGGCGGGGCTGGCGGGGGGCGGTCATGGCGCGGACCCCAGCTCGGAGATTCCGGCGATCAGTTCGCGCACCACATCGTGAATACGCCCCCTGGCGCGGCGGACCGCCTCCTTCTGGCTTGCCACGACCAGCTCTGCGCGCGCCAGCAAGAGCCGATCACGCCACCGCTCGCGAAGTGCGCGATCCTTCTGTGCCCGCGCCTCCTCGGCGGCGAGGGCGCGGCCAAGGATGCCCAGGGCACACCAGACGCGCTCGCCCTCTGGCGTCTGCATCGCAAACGGGCCGACTGGCCATGCCACTACGGCATTGGCGAGCTGGCGCGCCGCCTCCGCCAGCCCCGGCCCCTCTACTGGGGGCTGCGGGGGCGCGGCTTCCACGAGCGTCAGCTCGTCCTCGTAGTAGGTGAGTTCCGGGAAGCCGGCGACCTTCCATGCGCGCGGGAACGTCGTCCCAGGAGGAGCCCCATCGGGCGGGCCGGGGACGTGGATGTGATGCAGCGTCGCCTCACGCCCGCTCGGCAGGCGCACGCGATCTCCGGGCTTCAGCGGGGCCGCTGGGGATGGGGAGGTCATAGTCACCAAACCCCCTCGGTGCGCTTCCCGTTGCGATAGCGGAACATCACGCCATCGGCGAGGAAGTCCGCGCACGCCGTGGGTCCGTACCAGGCCACGAGCAAGGCATAGATCTCGTCCGGAGTCCGACCGTGTGGATTGCTGCACGGGCCTTCGTTCTCCTCGATTCTGTCCGGCGGATCATCCGGCATATCGGATCGCCAGACAGTTCCAGAAACCTTGAGCGGCCAAGATCCATGTGGCGACAAAGTGTCGGAATGGGCCATGTCAGTCCACCTTCACGCAGCGCAGCCTGAAAGCTTCAACTCGGTACTCGTTGAAGCCGACGATCTTCTTCGTGGCGAGCGCTCTCCGGCCAGCTACCCGAAGCTCTTGCTGTCCGGTCTCGATGATGTCGCCAACGCGCAACTCCTCATCAGAATCGACGATCCAAAACTGCTTTTCGTCCATGAATTCGATCTCGTACCGCATCGTCTCGCTCCCTGCCCCCTCCCGGGGGCGTCTCGGGCGGCCCGTTGCCGCCCGTCAGTCAGCCCCGGCGTCAGCGGCCGGGGAGGGGCTACTTGGGCAACATCGTCCAGGCGTCCATGAGGATCCCGCCGTCCATGACGCCGATGGGCCACAGCTCCGGGTGCTCCAGGCGCAGCTCCGCCAGGCTCGCGAACATGATGCCCCGCCCGCCCTCTTGCTTCTCAGGGTCGAGCGCCCACACCGTCCCGCCCCAGTCTCCATCCGTGTTCGGCTTCACCAGGACGGGACCGAAGAAGCGCCGCTTGCCGTCGAGCGATGCGCTCAGCCGGGCTTCGGACGCCTCGACGCGGCGGCGGAGATCCGCGATGCTGGCGCTCTTGTTGGCCACATCCAACCCGAGCTGCGCGAGGTGATCAGCCGCGCCCGCAACCTGCTCGGCGAGGCGCTCAGCGTCCGCGTCGTGCTCGGGGCCGGACGGCTGGAACAGGACCGACACCGCGCCGATCTGCACGCCCACGTTTCTGGAGCCGTCCGCCTTCTGTGCGTACCGCGTGATCTCCGCCATGCGCATCCTCCTGGCTTCGCTTCGTGAACTCGCCTCCCGGCCTCGAACCGGGCGCCCCTACGTCTCGGGCGGCGAGAGGGCCGGCGGACCGGCGGGGGCTAGTTGTTGGGCTGCCTCAACTCGGTATCGAACGACATGATCACGTCGCCGCTCTCGGCCTTCACCACGGAGACGTGAATCCGGTCGCCAGCCTTGCCTCCGCGCAGGAACGCGTGCCAAATGCATGCATCCTCTGCCGACCAATGGATCTGTGTTGCTGGGCCAAAGTACATGCGCCCCATGCGCTCCAGCTCGGCCGCAGTCACCGCTACTTTCGCGCTTCCGGTCGCCGCGTCGTAGGTCACGTTGCAGGTCATCTCGCTCCGCTCCATCCCGGGCGGCCCCAGTGCCGCCCCACGAAAGGCACCATACACGGATTAAGAATCGGTGTCAAGTGCCGTGCGCGCTTTTCGGCCGGCCTCTACGGTGGTATATGCCACTCATGCCCACCTATGCGCTCGACCTCGACGGGACGTTCGCCAAGTACACGGGATTCCGAGGCCCAACCATCATCGGCGACCCCATCCCGTTGATGCTGGAGCGCGTGAAGGGCTGGCTCGACGACGGGATCGAGGTGGTCATCTTCAGCGCCAGGGCCAACACTCCAGCGGCGGTGCGCGCGATCCGGGCCTGGACGAAGCTCCACCTGGGCATCGAGCTGGAGGCCACGAACATCAAGCACCCGAGGTTCGCCCGCATCTACGATGACCGCGCCGTGGCCGTCGAGACGAACACCGGCCGGATCATCGGCGGGGGCGGCGAGAAGCCCACGCCGCCGAGGCTCGGGCAGCGCCGGGCTTGACACGTAGGGCATGGTCATGCATGGTAGCCCAATGGCGGACAACCCGACGCCAGCTAACAGCGACGAATCAGCCGCACGGAAGATGCCCGTTGGCCGGCCGTTCCAGCCCGGCCAAAGCGGCAACCCAAGCGGGCGGCCAAAGACTGCCGGCCCCGTCCGCGAGCTCGCGCGGGAACACACCGAGGTCGCCATCCGCACCCTGGTCGAGATCGCCCAGAACGAAGAGGCCCAGCCATCGGCGCGCGTTTCGGCCGCGTCGGCGCTCCTGGATCGGGGCTGGGGCAAGCCCACCCAGCCGCTCGAGCACGCGGGCGCGGACGGCGGGGCGTTGACCGTCGTCATCCGGCGGGAGGGCGAGACGAAGCCATGAGGAAGCCGGACGAGATCGCGCTCTACTCCGCGCTGCGCCGGCATGGCCCCGCCCTCGGTACTGGCGTTGTGGCGCAGGAGGTTGAGTGGTCCGGCATGCCCGAGAAGCGCGCGACCGGTCTGCTTCAGAAATGGGTCGGGCGTGGGTGGTGGGCCTTCGGCGTCTCACCATGGGCCGGATGGTTCACCGATGCGGCGCCGGAGGAGCTGAAGACATGAGCGATCAAGACGCCCGCAAGCGGATCCAGGACGCGTCTGCCGAGGTGCTGCGCGCGCTCGATCGCGAGCGTGCCCGTCCAGTCGTGGTCCGCATGCCCGCCCAGCAGTACGAACAGTGGCGCAGGATGTTGAAGTCGGAGCCGGAGACGAAGCCATGAGCACCGACGCGGTCACCGTCTCCATCGTCGTCCGCGAGAATGGCAAGGCTCCGGTGGAGTACGCGCGCACCTTCGACGCGTGGGTGATGCAGCAACGGATCGCGCTCGCGTACCCCGAGGTGGCCGGCCTGACGCCGGAACAGGTCCAGTTCGGCGACCTGCTCTGGAACGCGGCGCAGGCGGTCAAGAGGTGCGCGCCGAAGCCGGAGACGAACACCGCGACACCCAAGGAGACGTGATGCCCTACGACAGCCCCGACATGAAGCGCAAGATGCTGGCCCAGGCCCTCACCTCGAAGCCCAACCCTGGCCCGATGGCGGGAGGCGAGGGCGGCGCCGAGATGGAGCCCAAGTGCGAGGCTTGTGGCGAGCGCTGCCCGTACTGCTCCGGCGAGATGGAGCGGCCCGGCGAGGAGCGCGCCGAGGAGATGGCCGAGGCGAGGGCGCCGATGGGTGGGCGCGCGACCTGATGCGGCTCCTCGTCCTCCTCGCCATGCTGATCGACTACGCCGCCCCGCCCACGATGTGGCGCTTCATGCAGTCGGACGCCTTCGTCCGGGCCTGCGTGGGGCCGGTGGGCTCCGGCAAGTCGAGCGCGTGCGTGATGGAGATTCTCCGGCGCGCCGCGGCCCAGGCCCCGAACGCGCAGGGAAAGCGTCGCACGCGCTGGGCGGTGGTACGCAACACCTACCGGGAACTGAGCGACACGACGCGAAAGACGTTCGAGCAGTGGCTTGGAGCGCTCGGACGATGGAACGAGACGAGCTTTGCCTTTGGGATCAACAAGCCATGCGGCGACGGGACGAGCATCGAGGCGGAGATACTTTTCCGCGCGCTCGACCGGCCCGGGGACGTCAAGAAGCTCCTGTCCCTGGAGTTGACCGGCGCCTACCTGAATGAGGGCCGGGAGATCGCTCACGAGGTGTTTGACGGGATGCAGCACCGCGTGGGCCGCTTCCCGGCGAAGCGTGACGGCGGCCCGACGTGGTCCGGCATGTGGCTGGACACCAACCCGTGGGCCACCTCACATTGGGGCTACGAGCTGTTCTCGGTGACGCGCCCCGAGGGCCACGAGCTATTCGAGCAGCCCTCTGGGCTCGGCCCCGATGCGGAGAACGTCGCGAACCTGCCGGACGGCTACTACCGGCGCATCATGGCCGGCAAGGACAAAGAGTGGATCGCGGAGTACCTTGAAGGCAAGTACCCGCGCGCCGACAAGGGCAGCGTCTACGGCGAGCTGCTGGAGGCGCTCAAAACTCGCGGCGGAGTCGGGGACTTCGCACACCCGCGGGATGGCGTCTTCGTGGTCTTCGACCTCGGCTACAGCGACGGGACCGCGATGTGGTTCTTCCGGCTCGACGACGCCGGCTTGCCCGTCATCATCGACTGGGACGAGTACAGCGGGATCGGGCTGTCCGAGGACCGGGTAGTGGACGGTGCTCCACGGAAGGGCGGGCTCGCCATCCTGAAGGAGCGCGGCTACAAGTACGCCCGGATCATCCTGCCGCACGACGCCCGCGCGCACAGCCTCCAGACAGGGATCTCGACGGTGGAACTCTTCTCGGCCGAGTACCCGGGCCGAGTCACCATCGCCCCGGAACTGTCTCTTGCGGACGGCATCGGGGCCGTGCGCTGGCTCCTCGAGCAGCCGATCCGCGTCCACTCGCGTTGCGCCGAGGGCCTCCGGAGGCTGGGCGCGTACCGCTACCAGTGGGACGAAGAGCGGAAGGTGTACAAGAAGACGCCCGTGCACGACTGGGCCAGCCACACCGCCGACTCGTTCCGCTACCTCGCCTGCTCCGCGCGCCCGATGAGTTTCGCGCTCGCCAAGCCTCCGGTCGAGCAGAGGCCGCCGCCGAACTCCATCGAGGCCCTCTTCCAGGCCCATTACGAGAGGCTCAGCCATGGGTGACACGTCCAACGCCGAGACGCAGTACCAGGACGATCCGCGCGGGTGGGCCGGCCGCATCGGTCGCGAGTTCGATGCCGCGCGCAAGGCCCTGGAGGGCTGGAGGAAGGACGCCGAGGCCGCCATCAAGGCGTACCTCGACGAGGGGCGCGAGTCGCCGAGGACGCTCGTCCACTGGAACGTCTTCACGTCGGACATTCAGACCCTGCGGGCAATGATGTTCGGCTCGGACCCGAGCGTGTCCGTCTCTCGCCGTTTCGCGGACCCGTCCGACGACGCCGCCCGGGTGTCCGGCGAGATGCTCGAGCGGATCCTGAACGCCGACATCCAGGGCGACGATGACACGTTCAGGGCCGCACTCCAGAGCGCGCTCGAGGACTCGCTCCTTGTGGACTTCGGGCTGGTCCGCATCCGCTACGACATCGGCGAGATGGTCCAGCTCCAGGGCGTGGCGGCGAAGCTCGACCCGGTCACCGGAGCAGAACTAGCGCCGGCGGTGCCCGGCGAGTACCGCCGGCCGAACGAGCGCGTCGAGACGGACTACGTCCACCACGGCGACGTCCTCTGGAGCCCGGCGCGCGTCTGGTCCGAGGTGCGCTGGGTGGCGTTCGGCGTGGACGTGCCCATCCCGGAGATGCAGCGCAGGTTCGGCGCCGAGGTGGTAGAGCGCCTGCCCGTCGCCGGCAAGGAGAGCCAGCCCGGCCAGACGGACGGACGCGCCATGGAGGCGGCCGGGCCGTGGGACCACGTTCGCCTGTGGGAAGTCTGGATGCGGGACACGCGCGAGGTGTTCTGGTACGTCGAGGGCGCTGACCAGGTGCTTGCACCCAAGGGCGTCAAGCTCAACCCGTCCGGTGGGCAGGCGGATCCGCTAGAGCTTCCCGGCTTCTTCCCGTGCCCGGCGCCGATGTGCCTCAACGCGGTCACCGTCAAGTACGTGCCGAAACCGGACTACTGCGTTGCCCAGGACATCTACAAGGAGATCAACGACCTCTCGACGCGGATCGGCAGGCTGGAGCGCGCGCTGCGGGTGGTGGGCATCTATGACGCCTCCAACCCGACACTTCAAGGATTGCTCACCGACTCGTCCGAAAACAAGATGATCCCGGTGACCAACTTCGCCGCCCTGGCGACGCATGGCGGGCTCAAGGGCTCCGTGGATTGGATGCCGCTGGATCAGATCGTCTCGGCCTTGATGACACTGCGCGAGTACCGGATGGAGCAGCTCAACGCGCTCCGGCAGATCACCGGGATGTCGGACGTGATGCGCGGCCAGGCGGCGGAGCCTGGGCGGACCGCGACGCAGGATCGCATCATGGCCCGCTTCGGCTCGGTGCGGCTCCAGTGGAGGCAGCAGCGCTTCGCCCAGTTCGCCTCGGAAGTGCAGACGCTCCGGGCGCGGGTGATGGCGCGGCGCTTCGAGGACGCGACGCTCCTGGAGCGCTCCAACGTCATGCGCACACCGGACGCGCAGCTTGCGCCCCAGGCGCTAGAGCTGCTCCGCCAGCGCGGCCAGGAGTACCGGATCCAGATCCAGCCCGAGTCGCTGGCGATGACGGACTTCGACGCGCTGAAGAACGAGCGCACCGAGGTTGCCGCGGCCATCTCCCAGTTCATCGCAGCCGTGATGCCGTTGATCCAGGCGATGCCGCAGGCGCTCCCCGAGGTGCTCGAACTGCTCCAGTGGGTGGTGGCCGGCGTGCGCGGGGGCTCGGACATCGAGGCGGTGCTCGACCGGGCCATCGAAGCGGCGAAGCAAGCGGGGCCTCAGCTCGGCGCGCAGGGCGGGCAGTCCGGCGCCGACGTGATGAAGCTCCAGACCCAGCAGTTGAAGGGCCAGCAGGAGATCGCCAAGGAGCAATTCAAGCTGAAGGCCAACATCATCGGACAACAGGCAGAGGTGCAGGCCAAGGCGCAGATCGAGAAGAACCAGGCAGACGCGAACGTGGACGAGACGGCGCGCAAGCTGCTGCTCCAGCAGGCCGCGCGCCGAATGGGCGAGCCGAACATCTAGGAGGTCGAGACGATGTTCTACAAGAAGAAGCCGGTTCTGGTAGAGGCGGTTTTGGCCCCATCGGACGAAGGTTTGATGGCGGAGTCCCTGCGGGACTTCGCTCGGCTCGGCGGCTTCGGCGCCCAGATGGAGAACGAGGGCGCGCTGTCGCCGAGGAGCCCGGGCGACTTCATGGTCGGGATGCCGGATCGCAGCTTCTTGCGAGTTCGTCCTGGATGCTACCTCATCAAGGGCCCGGGCGGACTCTTCACGATGGAAGCGGATCTCTTCGAGGCGGCCTACGAGCCCGTCGAGGAGACGAAGAAGAAGGGCAAGCGGCGATGAGCGAGCGCAGCCACAAGGGCCGGAGCGCGCAGCGGTACGAGGTGACGGACGGATTCCGAGCGCAGCATGAGGCGGTCTTCGGCGAGTCGAAGCCGCAACGTGGGCGGTGGATCTGGGACCGCGAACGGCGCGCGCTCGTCCCGGCGTCCGAGTACCGGGCGCCCGAGGCCGCGGACACGTTCGGCCGGGTGGCGGTGGTGACCGACCTCTACATGGACGGGACGCGGGCCACGGACGGGACGGACATCGGCTCGCGGCGGAAGCGGCGGGACTACATGCGGCAGAACGGGCTCGCGGACGCCAGCGACTACGCCGGGGTCTGGGCCAGGGCGGAGCAGGACCGCGCCCGCTTCCTGAGCGGCGGGGGCGACGGGACACGGCGGCTCGAGGAGACCATCGGCCGCGCCATGCACGAGCAGGACCGCGGGCGGTAGGCCCGCGACACACCCGAGGGAGCCATGGACCTGGATCAAGCGATTGGCGAGGCGTACGACGCGGCGGTGAGCGAGGCCAGCCCGGCTCCGGCCCCACCACAGGCGGCCACCCCGGCGGCGGTTCCGGCCGCCCCCGAGGCCCCGGTGGAGACGGCGCCGGCCGCTTCGGAGCCGGCGAAGGCCGAGAAGCCACGCGACGACGCCGGGCGCTTCGCGAAGGCCCCGGAGCCGGCGGCGAAGGCGGCTGGAGACGCCAAGGCCGAGAAGCCCAAGCCCGAGGCGAAGGTCGAGCCCCCGGCGCCCGGCGAGAAGCCGCCCGAGGTGGCCGCGGACCCGGCGAAGACCGCCCCGAAGATCCGCGCTCCCCAGGCGTGGGGGCCGGCGATGCGCGAGCGGTTCGGCGAGCTCCCGGACTGGGCGCAGCAGGAGATCGACCGGCGGGAGCGCAACGTCTCGACGGCCATGACCAGGGCCATCGAAAACAAGCGGTGGCGGGAGGAGATCGAGGGCGCCATCCGGCCCTACGAGCCGATGCTGCGCGCGATGGGCGCCGAACCCCTCCCGGCGATCCAGAGCCTCTTGCAGTTCGCCGCGACGCTCCAGAGCCCCAGGGCGCCGGAGGCCGTGGCGACGCTCATCAAGCGCAACCGGATCGACCTGGAGGCCATCAACGACGCGCTCGGGCTCGGCGGGGCAGACGGCAATCCCCAGCCCCGCTCGGACCCGCGGCTCGATCAGGCCCTCCAGCAGATTGCCACCCTCCAGCAACAGATCGCCACGGCGGCCACGTCGAGCGCGCGGCGCGAACAGGAACGCGCTGCGGATGCGGTCGAGGCGTTCGGCAGGGATCGCCCGTTCTTCTCGGACGTGCGCGAGAAGATGGGGCTCCTCATCCAGTCCGGGCTTGCGCCGGACCTCGAAACCGCCTACGATCAGGCCGTTGCGATGAACCCGGAGATCCGGGCCATCATCGAGCAGCGGAAGGCCGCGGAAGTCGCGAAGGTGAACATCGCCTCCACGCAAGCGGCCATCCAGGCGTCAAGCAGCATCAAGACGCACCCCGGCGCCCCTCCGGTGCCGGCCAGGCGGGCTACCGTCGAGGACACGTTGACGGCCCTGCTCGAGGCGGAGTAGAAGACGAAGCGCCGGGAGTCAGAGACTCACCCGGGAAGCCCCAGACGCAGCGGGGCGCGGCGAGTGGCGACTGGCCACCCACGCGCGAAGAGCTGCGCAGAGCTTTCTCGTGGTGAGTCACATGGCAGGCAATCCGAACTACGGGCAGATCCTCGCAACCTCCCTCGCGGCGCACTCGAAAGAGACCGCCGACAACGTCACGAAGAACAACGCCGTCCTGGCCCAGCTCAACAAGCGCGGCCGGGTGCGCACCTTCGACGGCGGCTACAAGATCGTCGAGCCCCTCGACTACACCGAGAACGCGAACGGCGGCTACTTCTCGGGCTACGACGTCCTCCCCACCGCCAACGCCGAGGTCCTCACCGCGGCCGAGTACGCCATCAAACAGTACGCGGTGGGCGTCGTGATGTCCGGCCTCGAGGGCATCCAGAACGGCGGGAAGGCGCAGATCGTCGATCTGCTCGCCGGCAAGGTGCGCAACGCCCAGGCCACGATGGCGAACCAGATCGCCCAGGGCATCTACAGCGATGGGACGGGCTCCGGCGGCAAGGCCATCACCGGCCTCGATATCGCCGTCCCCCAGGACCCCACGGTGGGCACCTATGGCGGCATCAACCGCGCCACGGCCGGCAACGAGTGGTGGCGGAGCCAGTTCGTGGATCCGGCGGTGACGCCCACCCCGAGCACCATCCAGGCGAGCATGAACGCGCTCTGGGCCAAGTGCGTGCGCGGCACCGACAGGCCCGACCTCATCCTCGCCGGCTCCACCATCTGGGCGACGTTTTTGGCGAGCCTCCAGGTGCTCCAGCAGTTCACCTCGGCGGCCGTGGGCGAGCTGGGCTTCCCGGCCCTCAAGTACATGGGCGCGGACGTGGTGCTCGATGGCGGCGTCGGGGGTTTTGCGACGAGCACCGACATGTACTTCCTGAACACGATGAAGATCCGGTGGCGCCCGCACTCCGGAACGAACATGGTCCCGCTCGGCCAGAAGGAGCGCTCGGCCTACAACCAGGACGCGACGAGCCAGTTCCTCGGCTTCGCCGGCAACCTGTGCGGCTCCGGGATGCAGTACTGCGGCCGGCTCAAGGGCGACTAGTTGTTGCACCGGGCGGGCGGGCCTGGTTACGGGTGGCCGGGCCTGCCCGCTTCACCCGAACACCCGCGAGGTGATGCATGCAGCCGTTCAAGCTGGGACCGCCGCCGCTCGCGGCCATCAACGAGCTCGAAGTGGTCCGCCGGGGAGACATCAAGCCGGCGGATCCGAAGTTCATCCGCTTCTTCCACGTCTCGAAGCTCGACGAGGTGGCCACGTACGGCGGGCACGTCGAGGAGTTGGATCCCAAGACCGGGGAGATGAAGAAGCGGTGGGTGGAGTCGGCCGGACGGCCGATCTACAAGCCCGAGGAGTACATCGAGATCCTCACGCCGGGCGACAAGGACTCCATCGTCCAGCGCCCCGTCCGGCCGAACCTCGACCCGTACCTGTATCCTGTGCAGTACGAGGCTTTCCGGAACGGCGCGCAGCAGGTCTCCGGGATGCCGCTGGAGAAGTGGGGCGCCCTCCCGCCCGAGCGCGTGAAGGAGTTGGATCACTTCGGCGTCGCCACGGTCGAGCAGCTCGCGGCGGTGCCGGACTCGGCGCTCCAGCAGATGGGGCGCGGGATCGTCACCGAGCGCCAGAAGGCACAGAACTACCTCGCGGCGATGAGCAGCGACGCCCCGCTCGCCGAGTTGCGCGAGAACAACGAGAAGCTCATGGCGCGCATCGAGGCGCTCGAGAAGGCGGCCGCCGAGAAGCCGAAGGACAGCAAGACCACGAAGTAGTCAAGGAGAACGCACGCGATGGCGACGATTGGAACCTGGAAGCAGTACGGCGGGCAGCTCGGCTTGCAGCCCTGCCAGCAGGCCTCGACGACACAGAATCACCCGCTGGGCACGCGGGCCACCTTCCGGGATGATGCCTATGGTTCGGCCGAGTTCATCTACCTGAAGGGCGTCGCCGGGACCACGGTCGGCTCCTGGGCGTGCTATTTCGAGGACGACCACTCCACCAACCTCGTCGAGGGCGGCGGCGCCTACGGCGGCCCGGTGGCCGTGGCGATGTCGGCCTGCGGGGCCGGCGAGTTCGGCTGGTACCAGATCACCGGCAAGGCGCTCGGCCTTTGCGCCGCGGACTACTCCGACAACGGCCCGGTGTACGCCACCGTCACGCCCGGCGTCATCGATGATGCCGTGGTGTCCGGAGACAAGGTCTCCGGGGCTCGCGGGGCATCCAACCGCGACTTCGACAACGGCCTCGCCGAGTTCGAGATCCAGTATCCCCACTACCCGTCCGCCTATGCCGTCCAGCCCATCGTGGACAACAGCGGCGCGCCCACCCCGCCCAACGGAGCCATCGACCCCGTCGCCACCGTCGATCTCATCGTCGATCAGTCCGGCGGCGTGGATCCCGGGGACGACACGATCGCCGTCGTGACTCAGCTCGCCAACGCCGGGAGCGCCGACATCGCCCCCACCACGGCCGCCATCGCGCAGCTCGCGGCGAAGGTCAACGACAACCGCGATTCGGTCAGGACCCTGACGGATGCCGTCGCCGAGCTGGCGGCGAAGGTCAACCAGATCATCGATAACCAGTAGGTCCGACGATGGCGCTCTTCGGATCCGTCGCTGAAGTCGTCTCGGATGCCGCCGTCGAGTGTGGACTCGAGGCGGTGTCCGACGTTTTCGGCTCAACGGATCCGGCCATCGTCCAGATGCGCGCCCTCCTGAAGAGTGGGGGGCGCGCGCTGGCGCTCGATGCCGAGTGGGTGCAGCTCCGGGTCGAGGCCAGCTTCGCCACCACCACGGACACGTCCTACAACCTCCCGGCGGACTTCTCGCGGATGCTGCCCCAGACGGCCTGGAATCGCTCCGTCGAGGTGCAGATGCAGCCCGTCAACGGGGAGGTCTGGCAGTACCTCAAGGCCACCTCGGGAGCCACGGCCTACACCGCCACCTTCAGGCCGCTGGCTGGCAAGGTGGAGCTCTGGCCGCAGCCCCCGGCGGCCGGGGAGACCATCGCCTACGAGTACCTCTCGCGGAACTGGGTGGCCCTGGCGGCGACAACCACGCCGGCCAAGGACGCGCCGACGCTCAACACCGACGTGTTGCTCTACGACGCGACCCTGCTGGTTCCGATGCTGATCGCCATGTTCCGGGAGCGCCGACAGCTCCCCGGAGCAGAGGCGGCGCGCGCCGAGTTCGAGCGCCTGAAGCGGATCGCCATCGCCACGTCGATCCCGGCTCACCCGGCCCTGACGCTGGATCGTCCAGGCCCCGGGCTCCGCATGCTCGACTGGCAGAACCTCCCAGTGACGGGATACGGGTAGGCCATGCCAGTCTCGAGCGCCAACATGCCAGCGCCGAGCATGGGGATCGACGCCATCTCCCCGGCCGGGGCGATGCGCGCGGATCGCTGCGTCTACGCCTGGAACGCCATCCCGGACGAGCTTGGGCTGCGGGCGCGGAGCGGCTTCGACGAGTGGCTGAGCGGCTTGACGGGCGGCGCGACCGGCGAAGTGCGCAGCATGATGGCGTTCGCGGGGGCCGCAGCGGCATCCAGCGGAGATCGCCTGTTCGCAACCACGGCCACGGGCATTTGGAACGTCACGGCCTACGGCGGCCCTCCGTCGCAAATTGCGGTGTTCCCGACGGTATCCGGGGACTCGGGTTATGGCGTGTCTCGCGGTTGCGTGACTGCGGCCGGACACTTTCTCGCGTACTGCGACGAGGAGAACGGATATTATTTGTATTCGGAATCCTCGGCTTCGTGGTCCAAGGTTGTCGGCGGTGCCGGACCAACCGAGATCAACGGCGTGGACCCGTCCAAGCTCGTCTTCGTGACGACGCACAAGGGTCGCGTCTGGTTCGCCGAACGTGACACCGCAAATCTCTGGTATCTGCCGGCCGGAGCCATCTATGGCACGGCGGTCAAGTTCGCCGTGGGCGCGCTCCTGCCGCACGGTGGAACTGTCGTAGGGGTGTGGAGTTGGAGCTACGACGGCGGTGCGGGCCCGGACGATCTGCTCGTCATCGTCGGAAGCGGCGGGGACGTGGTTGTGTACCGGGGCACGGATCCGGCGAGCGCTTCGACTTGGGAAGTCAAGGGGAGCTGGTACACCGGAGGCGTGCCGCGCGGCCGGAACATCGCCATGGACAGCGGCGGAGAGCTGCTCCTCTTGACGCTGATCGGCGTGCTCCCGCTCTCCCGGCTCGTGCTCGGCTCGGATCCGCAGGACCGGAAGATCTACGTCACGCGCTGGGTAGACCCCATTTTCTCCGCGCTCGCGGCGCAGCGCGGGACCCTCCGGGGCTGGGCGCTCTACCTGCACCCACTGGACCGCGCGATCCTCGTCGCCATTCCGACCGTGGGCGGCTCGCCCACCGAACAGATCGCCATTTCGACGGTCACCGGGGCGGCCACGCGCTGGAGGGGCCTCCCCGTCTTCTCGGCGGCGACCTGGGATGGCCTGCTCTTCTTCGGCACGGCGGACGGGCGGGTGTGCCGGACCATCAACTGGCTCGACGACGGCGCGCCCGTCGAGGCGTCGGTCCTGACGGCTTACCAGACGCTCGGCGATCAGCGGTGGAAGCAGATCCAGACGATCCGCCCGATCTTCGTCGGCGGGGCGGCCAACATCGCCTCGACGACGGTGGCGCGGTACGGGTACGCCACGGACGAGCCCGCCGGCCCGAGCGGCGTTGGCGGCGGCGGTCCGAGCGCGTGGGGCTCCGCTGTCTGGGGTGTGTCCAAGTGGGGGCCGGACTACCTCACCACGGCCCCGATCCGCGGCGCGTCCGGCATGGGGCGCGAGGCCGCGGTCGCCGTGCGCTGGAACGCCATCGCCCGGAGTACGCTGGTGGGCGTGGACGTCACCTTCACGACCGGGGGGCCGCTGTGATGGCGCGAGCGGCCACCGCCGAGGAGCTGGCCTGGATCGCCAGCCGGACGGGCTACGCGCCCACCGCCGGCGCCCGCGCCATCGCCGCCGTGGACTCCGCCGGGGAGATCCGCGGCATGGTCGCCTTCGACGCCTGGACGGAGTCGGGGTGTCAGTGCCACGTCGCGCTCGACGCCCCCATCGCGGCGCGGACCCTCCGGGCGGCCTTCTTTGAGTACCTCGCCCAGGTCGGCCGCTCGCTCGCCCTGGGGCTTGTCCCGGCTCACCGGGCGCGGTCCGTGGCGCTGGCCAAGCGCATGGGATTCGTGGAAAAATGCAGGATTACGGACGGCTGGGCGGCTGGCGACGACTTGCTCATCCTCGAGCTGCGGCTCCCAGTGGGCGCCGAGATCGAGCGTAGAAAGGCGGCTTGATATGGGTCAACAGGCACCTAGACCCCCGGATTTCATGGGCTTGGCTCGCGAGCAGGCCCAGCAGACCACGGCGGCGAACCGGCCGGACATCACGACGCCATTCGGAACGCAGACCTGGACGCAGGATCCGGCGACGGGGCAGTGGGGGATGCAGACCGGCTTCGGGGGCCCGCTCGCCGGCGCGGCCCAACAGGTGGGGGGCCAAGCGGCTGCGGCCCTTGGCCAGCCGCTCGACCTGAGTGGCCTCCCCGGGCTCGGCACGGGCGAGCAGGCCCGACAGCAGGCCATCGAGGCGGCCTACGGGCAGGCGGCCTCCCGATTGGACCCGATGTGGGCGCGGCGCGAGGAGGCGCTCCGGACGCAGCTCCTCGGGCAGGGGCTCGACCCGACCTCGGAGGCGTACCGCGGCGCCATGGGCGAGCTCGGGACGCAGCGCACGGACGCCTACCAGAGCGCGCTGAACGCCGCCATTGGACAGGGGGCCGCCGCCGGACAGGCGATGTTCGGCCAGAACCTCTCGGCGCGCCAGCAGGCCCTTGCCGAGGCCCTACGCGGGCGCGCGCAGCCGCTTGAGGAACTGTCCCAGCTCCAAGGCTTCTTGGCGATGCCAGGCGTCCAGCAGACCCAGGGCGCCCAGCTCCTCCCGGCGGGGATCGCCCAGTCCAATGCGGACATCGCCAGGTGGCAGGCGCAGCAGCAGATGCTCGCCGACACCATCGGCGGCGGCGCCCAGGCGGGCGGCGCGCTCCTCCAGTTCTTGCCGTTCCTCCTGGGGCTCTGACATGGCACCGCAGCGACTCCGAGCGATGATGAGCGGTCCGGCCTACGGCGGGGCGCCAACCGTGCCAGGGACCACGCCCTACGAGGAGGTCCTCGACCTCGGCGAGCTGGCGGGTCGAGACGAGCTTCTGCGCCAGCAGCTCGCCCAGGCCGCGGCCCTTCGGCAGGGGCTCGGGCGCCAGCACACGACGGGATGGGGCGCGGCCCTGGGCGGGATCGGCGACGTGCTCCAGACCGGGGCCTCGCTCCTCGGCGAGGGGCGCGCCCGCGAGGCCATCGCTGAGAACCAGCGCGCCCAGGCCCGCGGTCGGGCCGCGGCGCTCCAGGGCCTCACCGCTCCGGACGTCTCGGGCATCCTCCCGGAGGCGACGCCGGAAGAGCGGCAACAGGCCCTCGCCGATGCGCTTCTCGGGCGCCAGCGGATGATCCAGACCGCCGCCGTGTCCGGAGATCCAGTCCTCGGGCCGTACGCGCAGCGGCTCCAGCAGCAGGAGTTCGCCCGCGGCGAGCGGCTCGGTGGGCAGGAGTTCGAGTCGGGGCAGGCGGCGCGCAAGCTCGCGTCGGCCGAGAAGCTGGCGGCCACGAAGAAGGGCGAGGACCTGACGAAGCTGGGCCAGGACATCCGCAAGGAGTTCATGGGCCTCCAGCCCGTGAAGGAAGCGATCTCCCTGCGCGTTGCGCTCGACAAGCTCCAGCGCGGCGCCGCCTCGTCCAACGCGGCCGGCGACATGGCGATGATCTTCAGCTACATGAAGATGCTCGACCCGGGCTCAGCAGTCCGTGAAGGCGAGTACGCGACGGCCCGCAACGCAGCCGGCATCCCGGAGCAGATCAAGAACCTCTACAACAAGGCGCTCGATGGCCAATTCTTGACCCCGGATCAGCGCTCGTCCTTCGTGAGGCTCGGGCAGGGTCTCTACACGGCGCAGGCCGCGCCGGCCCTGAAGCTGTCTCGGGAGTTCGGCGGATACGTCCAGCGCGCCGGCCTGGATCCGGCCGAAGTCCTGCCGGATCTCGGCCTCGCCGCCCCCCCGCCGACGCCAGCCGAAACGCGCACCATCGGCGGGAAGCGGTACACGAAGACGGCCAAGGGCTGGGTGGAGGAGTAGATGCCCCCTCGACTTCTCACCGCCGAAGAGGCGCGGGCGCTGGGTCTGGACACCGAGCCGGCCGCCGCGCCCGGACGTCTGCTCGCCCCGGACGAGGCTGCGGCCCTGGGCCTGCCGGACGTGACGCCGGATCCGTACGCGCAGGGCGTGAGGCTCTCCGGGGGCTACGACCCGGGCGCCATCACGCCGAACCGCGCCCAGATCCTCGGCCTGTCCCAGGGCGGGACGCTCGGCTTCGGCGAGGAGCTGGGGGCCGGGCTGGCGACCGGGGCCGGGCTCCAGCCTCCCCCAGTGACGCTCGGGCCACAATTCGCCCCCTCGCCCGACGACACCCCGGAGATCCGACGCATCAAGGAAGAGGCCCTCGCCCAGCAGCTCGCGGCGGTCCGGGGCGATCCGCTCGCCTACGAGCAGTTCCGGGACCGGATGCGGACGGAGCTGGTGCAGGCTCAGAAGCAGCGCCCGCGGGAGTACATGGCCGGCGAGCTGGCGGGCTCGCTCGCCACCGGACTTCTCCCGGGCGCCCAGCCAGGCATGGGTGGGACGGCGGCGGCGAACGCCGCTCGCCTCCTGGCTTCGGCCGGAGGCGCTGGCGGTCTGGCCGGCCTGGGCTCGAGCGCGGAGCCCCCGGGCAGCCAGGAGGCCCTGCGCGAGGTCGGCCGCGGCGCGGCGCTCGGGACCGCCGGCGGTCTGGCCGGCGCTGCGCTCGGGAAGGCGGCCCCGGCTGCGCTTCGGGCGGCCGGCCGGGTGGCAGAGAAGTCGGCGGCGAAGTGGGGGCGCCGGGCGCTCCTGGGCGGGGCGGATCAACTCAGCACGCGCGCCAAGCTGCCCGACGAGGTGGCCCTTGCCGCCATCCGCGAGGGCGGCATCGTCCCGTTCGGCACGACCGAAGGGGCCTACGGTCGCCTGGTCCGTCAGAGCGAAGCGGTGGGCACCACCTACGGCGAGATTGTCGACGCGCTCGAGCGGGCCGGGGTCCAGGGTCCGGACGCGCGGATCCTGGCGCGCGATCTCGTTCTGCGCTCCGCTGAGATTCGCCCCCGCACGACCATCGAGGCCATCCCCGAGCTGTACGTTGGTACCGGCGAGCAGCTCGTCGAAAAGGCGCGGCTCGGGGAACAGGCCGGGCTTGGGCGCCGCGGAAAGCTCGGGCTGAGCCAGGCCGAAGACCTCAAGCGCTCCCTCCAGCAACAGGCCCGATACGGTCGCATTGAAGAGACGCCGCTGAACGAAGCTCGCCGAGAGGTCGCATCCATACTGCGCGAGGCGAACGAGCGCGCCATCATGGAGGCGGCCGCTGCGCCAACCGCAACGCCGGAGATCGTCGAGGCGGCCCAGAGCTTCATTCCGGTGAAGCAGCGACTCGGGAGACTGATCGAGGCGGAAGAGGCCGCGGAGAGAGGCGTGCAGCGGGCGTCGACGCGCAGCATGGGGCCCGGGGTGGTGGAGACAGCAGCCTCGGCGGCCTCCGGGAGCTGGTGGCCGCTCCTGACGCGCATACCCCTCAACATCGCCCGCAGCCGCGGCCCCTCGACCTGGGCCGCTGGCGTGGCAGATCCGGCCGCGCGGGCGCTCTTCGGAGCGTCCAGGCTGGCGGCCATGACGCCCGTCGCCGAACGCATGGCGACCGGGGCGGGCCTGGGCTCGGCGATGGCGCGGGCGCTGGCGATGGAGCCGGAGGAGACTCCGCGCGAGCCCGAGGAGAAGCGCAGGCGGCGGCGCCTTGCCGAGGCGCTCCGGAACGTGAGATAGGAGACGACACCATGGCGCGCAACCCGAGCGGGACCTACACGCTTCCGGCCGGCAACCCGGTTGTCGAGGGGACGACCATCACGCCCACCTGGGCGAACCAGACGCTTTCGGACATCGCAACGGCCTTGACCGAATCGCTGTCCAGGAGCGGACAGGGCGGGATGTTGGGGCCGCTGAAGATCGTCGATGGTGCCCAGGGCGGGCCAGGCCTCGTATTCGGGCTCGATACCGATACCGGCATGTATCGTATCGCCGAGAACGAACTCGGCATTGCGGTAGCCGGAGAGCTGAAGCTGAAGATCACTGGAGGCGGAATCAGCACCAACGAAGGGAATGTTGACTCCTTTGATGGGTACTGGGCTCCGAACGGGCTTCCCGCCACCCCGAGCTACGCATTCAAGTCGGAGCAGACGACCGGGATATACAAGGACTCGGCGGGCGTGCTTGGGCTCTCCGTCCTCGGGACAAAAAGGGCCGCGCTCTCCTCGACCGGGCTCGTCATCACCGGCAACATCGAGGCGACTCAGAACTTGAAGGGCGCATCCATTGAAGCCACGGGCGCCGCGGGCAAGCCGGGCGTCCAGGCCACGGGCGGGGCGGGATTCGCTGGCGCCGTGCTTGCCAATGGAACGGCGGCGACAGCAGTCACGAGGCAGACGGCGTGCAAGCTGTCGAATGGGGATCTCGATCTTGATGGCGTCGCGAACCCAAATCCAAATGTCGGCCTCAAGAACCGTATCACTCCGGCCAGCATCGCGAAGGCTTGGGCGTTCGTGCAGACCGATGGCCTGGGGGGAGTGGCGCTCCTTGGCGGAATGAACATCGCCTCGGTCGCAATTGGCGGAACCCAGGCGTATGTCGAATTGACGCTTGCGGAGCCGCTTTCCGAACAGAACGCGGTTGCAATCATCGTTCAGCAGTACTCCTTCGGCTCACCGAATCCCATAGATAATTACGGCGCGGTTGTGTCTCCGGTTGGCCCGCCGTTTGCCGGAGTTCGCGTCTATGGGTCTTTCATTACATACACGCCCCCTCCGGCGGTTGTGAATGCAATCAACTTTGCCACTGCGAGCAAGATCTTTTATGTCGTCGTCTTCGGGAGACAGTAGCATGCGACAAGTCCTCATGGCCCTTTCGCTGTCCGTCCTCCTGCTGTCCCTCTCGCTCCTGGCGTGCGTGACCGTCCAGTGCAAGGGCCCAAGGGACTGCACCGAACAACAGAGCGAGGAGAAAGACAAGCGTATGCCGATCTTCCCCAAGCGCCCAGACATCCAGACCACGGGCACCGCGAGCGGCAAGCGATGATTCGACCCGCCCTTGGCGTCTGTGTTCGTTGCGTCGCGCTGGCCGCGCTGTTCGTGGTCATGTTCGTACTGGCAACGGCGGTGCTCTACGAGACGAGCAGCCGAGCAATCGCTGCGCACAAGCACGCGAGCAGCCCCTCGATTGCCCCGGCGGCCCTCATGGATCGGCGGTAGGGCATGGTCGAGGCCACGAAGCGGCGCAAGAAAAGGACGGGCTTCGTTTCGTGGGCCGGCAGGGTGGCGCGCAAGCCGAGGGTACAGGCCGGCTTCGTGTTGGTGCTTGCCTCGGTGACCGCCTACCTGTGTTCCAGACACGGCAAGTGCGAGCCCGAAGAGCCCGAGCGGCTGGCGTGCGTCGTCTGCGCCGGAGCGCGCCCGCTCACCGTGTGGCTCGACGGGTTGCACAAGCTGAATGACCAACGCGCAACACCCGAGGTGCAGTGATGGACGTTTGCCAGGAAGCCGTCGCGCTGATCCGCAGAGAGGAGACCTTCCAGGCCGAGGCGTACCTGTGCCCGGCTGGCGTGGTGACCATCGGCTACGGGGACACCGGGCCGCACGTCCGCCAGGGCATGCGCATCACCGAAGCCGAGGCGTACGACCGTCTCCTCGAGCGGCTCGCGGACTTCGGGGCCGGCGTCGAGGCTGCGCTCCAGGGCGCCCACGTCTCGCCCAAGCAGTTCGGGGCGCTCGTGAGCCTGGCCTACAACATCGGGCTGGAGAACCTCCGCAAGTCCAGGCTGCTCGCACACGTCCGCGCCGGCAACGCGCAGGCGGCGGCCGATGAGTTCCTGAAGTGGACCAAGGCCAGGGACCGCCGGACCGGAGAGCTTCGGGAGCTGCGCGGGCTCGTTCGTCGACGAGCGCTGGAGCGGGCGCTCTTCCTGGGCGACGATCCCGGGCGGGTCGAGGTGGGCTTCGGCGCGCCGTCCCCGGAGCCGCGCGACTTCGAGCCCATCGCCCCGCCGGAGCAGGGGGAGTAGATGGGCCGGCTCCTGGAGTCCGCTCGGGCGCACGGCCGGTGCGCGCTCGTGGTGGTGGCGGTGGGCGCGCTGGCGTTCGTCGGCGGGCGGTGGACGGCCCCGGTGCGCGTCGAGGAGCGGGTCATCGTGGATGTCCAGGAGCGGATCGAGTACCAGGACCGCGAGGTGGTGAAGCGCGTCGAGGGGCCGGTCCGCATCCGGACGGTGACGCGCGAGCTCCCGGCGCCCCCGGGCTCTCCCTGCCCAGACCGGCCGCTCGTCGAGACGGTCCGGGAGGAGGTGCGCGAGCCTGTGACCGTCGAGCGAAAGGTGGAGAGCGAGGCCAAGGCCCAGGTGGAGGCCGTCCGGACCGTCGAGCGCATCGTCACCGTCCGCCCGGACTGGCGGGCCGGGGTACTCGTCGGGGCGGACCTGGGGGCGCTGTCGCTGGCGCAGCCCATCCAGGCGCTCGCCGCGGGGGCGCACGTTGAGCGGCGCGTCCTGGGGCCCCTGAGCCTCGGGGTGTTCGCCCTGGTGCCCGTCGCGCGGCCCCTGGCGCCCGCCGTGGGGCTGTCGCTGTCCTGGGAGCGGTAGGACGCGCCGGGGCAGACACCACGGCCCGGAGCCTCTCGACCCCGGGCCGCCGTCCTCGCCACCGGCTGATCCGCTACCCCTGGACGCTGGCCCGGGGATCCTCCCCGGGGTCGTACAGCCCGGGCAGAGGTGCTCGATGGGACCGGCTGGACCGCAAGATGGGGAGCGCTCCCGCCCACGTGGCACTGCACGACGCGGGCGGATGCTGCTGGTCCGCGCCGTGACGGTCGCATCGGCGCCCTCGCGAGCCCAACCGACGCCCCGCCGTAGGCGGGAGCCTCCCCGGAAAACGCCACCCTACCACGCGCCGGCCGGACCGCAAAAGGTGAGGCCGCCTCCGGAGGGGGTAGGAGGCGGCCTCGGCACGCGGGGCCTGCTCACCCCGACATCGCGCCAGAACCCTACCACGGGGCCGGCCGGGACGCCATGTCCCACAGACTACTCGGCCCCGGCTGTCCCGCGAGGGATGACCGGGGCCGACGTGTCTGGCTGTTCGCCGCAGCCAGTCAGCCCAAGCGGCGCGACGGCGGGAGGATTAACTCGTCCCGCGCGCCTACTGCGCGCCGCTCAGCGAGGAAACGCCAGCACCCTACCACGCCCACCACTCGCCCATCAACCTCCACCGATGGCGCCCCGCCGGCCGGCCTGCCCCGAGGAGCGGAGAAGGGACAGGTCCGGCCTGGCGGGCACGACTTCGGCTCGAGCGCTGGGGGACGCTCGGGCCGCGCGAAAGACACGCCACCGGGCAGCCAGGGGATACTGCCCAGGGGCGCGGAGCCGCGGCATGCGGCCCAAGGTCAAGGCGTGGGGACCTCCTCTGCCGGCTCGTACGTCGCGGCGAAGATGTCGGGCTTGCACGGGTACAGCTCGCCCTTGACGCCCCGGATGATCCAGTCACCGGGCTGCGCGATCATCCGTCCTTCGAGCGTCTCGATTCTCATCAGCCCGTCGTCGCCGTAGTCCACCCGGCCGGCTGCTGCGTCCGCGGCCAACTCTTCGGGCTGCTCCCCGTCGTTGTACTGGACCGCCTCGATGACGACCGGCTTCTTCCTGAACTTCGGCATGGTACTGTTCCTTGGCTGTGCTGCGTTCACTGCTCTTTCGGCGTGGTCGCGTCCTGGGCTTCGAGCGCGGCGATCAGCGCGTCCGCCCACTCGACGGCCAGGGCCGCCGGGATGGCTGGATTCGTCGCGGGGGCCTCGTTCCATCCCGGGTCAGTGGCGAATCCCGCCATGATGTGGAGCGCCGCCGCCTCCCGGTACGTCATCCCGGGCACGGGATACCGGATGTTCGGAGCGTCCTGGATCTGGATCTCTTGCTCGCCGGGATACGCCGGCTTGTCTCTCAACCCGCTCAAGCTGCACCTCCGTCCGTCGTGGTCTTCGTCTCGGCCTCGCGCTCGTCGAGCCAGCGCTCGGCAAGGGTCTTCGCCTCGGCCTCGTCCGGAATCCCGGTCTCTCGCCACGTCCTGCCGCCCGAGCGCGCGGGGGCCTCCTGTCCGTTGGCGGTCCACTCGCCGCGGACGTCGATCCACGCAGCGACCATCCAGTTTGGACCCCTGGCGTTGAAGGTGCAGGCGTGCAGCGTGCCGTTCTCGTCGGGCTTCCACTCGCGAGCGCTCACTGCCCACCTCCCGGCGCCAGGTCCTCGAACATCGCCCGGATCTCGGCCTGCCTGTGCTCCGTGAGCCGCCCGAACTGCTCCGCGACCGCGCCCCGTTGGCCGTCGTCCATGCGCTCGACGAGTTCCTCCAGGAACGTCACGAAGTAGGCCGGCATCAAGGCGGTGGCGTGCCTCGCCAGCACCTCGGGCGCGTCATGATGTGGGATGCGCAGGATCCCGCCGTCCGTCTCGATCTCGAAGTAGCGGTTCACTGCGCACCTCCTCCCGGCGCGCGCTCGTCCCCGGGAGGGGGAGGCTCGGACTCGGGCGCGAAGTCGGCGGGGGAGCGGGTGTCGGGCTGGGGGGCTGGGATGGGGGCCGGTGCGGGCGCTGGGGCGGCGTTCTGTTTCGCCTTCGGTTCCGTCTTCGTCATGGTCGTTGGGATGTCCTTCTTGCGGGGCAACTTCAGCTTGAAGGTGAAGGTCTGCGCGATGTCGGGCGAGCCTCGCACCCGGATCGCTAGTTCCTGCGCGCCGAACGCCTTGACCAGCGTGGGGTAGAGGGTAACGCGCTTGCCGATCCAGGCCCCGGTGTCGCGCCCAAACATCGCCTTGAGACAGAAGCCGTTCGTCTTGTTGCAGACGATATCTTTCGGCGGTGGCCTGCCGGCGGCGGTCGGGGCGAACGAGAGGATCGCCTTCTTCTCGATCTTGCCCTTCTTGCCGTTCTCGTCCTCGGTCTCGAACGTCTCCCGGCGCACGCCCGAGATCGTAAGCGTCACATCCTTGCCCTGGAACTCGCCGGCCTTCAGGAACTTGTCGTTGGCGAACAGCTCGTCGAAGTCCATTCCCCTAGGCATCGCCGCCCTCCTCCTGGAAGCCGAGATCAAGATCAGAGATGTCCTCCTCGTCATCGTCCAGGCCGCTCCACTTCGGCAGCTCCAGCTCCATGGGCACCTCGCAGTACCCCGGCCACTGGTTCGCCGCCCGGCACATCGCCAGCCGCCGGATCATCGCCCGGTAGGCGTCCCGGCCGGCCTCGAGGTAGTGGTCCGGCACCCCGTACACCTGGACCACGTGCGGAGGGGCGCTCTCCACCGCCACGAGCACGAACGGGAGGCGCGTCCCGGTCGCGGCCTCGTAGCCGTCCGCGTAGAGGGCCGCCTGGACGTGGTAGCCGTAGCGCAGGGCCTCGCGCCCGAAGCCGGCCGGGCTCGCGTCCCGGGTCGTCTTCAGGTCCACGAGCACCTCGTCGGTCACGTAGTCGACCCGGCCCTTGAGGCGGATGGGCGCCCACCCGGGGAGCCACGTCGCCGGGTCGAGCTCGTGGTAGCCCCAGAACATGGACACCTCGGCTCGCCCGCCGGCGATGTAGGGTCGCGCCATCAGGGAGCCCCGGACCGCTCGCTGGATCGCCGAGACGTGGGCGGCCTCGCGCTGGGTCAAGATCTCCTTGCCGGCGTTGGCGGCCTGGAACTCCTCCCAGGCGCGGCCGTTGCGCACCTTCCCGGACCAGACCGCGACCTCGCCCCCGTACCGCTCCGGCTCCAGGACCGCAAGGTGGACGGCCCGCCCGACCTTCCGGGCGTCCGTGTCCGGCGTCCCCTGAGCCTCCGCGGCGAGGTAGTGGGCCGGGCTCCGGTCCATCGTCTTGATCGTGCTCCAGTGGTCCGCCGGATCGCCGTCGTAGCCCTCGCGCGAGAGGCCGAAGACCAGCCCGGCGCCCTTCTTCTGTCCTCGCTCGCTCACTGCGCGCCGCCCTTCTGCGCCAGTTCGGCGCGGACCTCGGCTTCGATCTCGGCTCGCAACTCGGCCCTCTTCTTGGCCTCGGCCCCCTCCTCCTGGCAGCGTCCGCACACCGCCTGCCAGCCGTGGTGCAGGCTTCCGCACCTGGCGCAGATACGGGGCGGGACCTCCAGCATCTCGATGAGGTGATGCGCCTTGTACCCGACCAGGGCCTCGGCTTCGTCCCTCAGCGGCTTGCCGATCCCCTCGACGCTGCGGCCGGTTGCATGCACGTCCGACAACTGCTCGACGAGCACCAGCATCCTGCGCAGGAACTCTTCCCGCGGCATCCTTCTCGCCTGCTCACCCATGATGTTCCTCCAGCTCCCGGATGCGGCAGCGCATCCGGTCGATCTGCGCCTCCAACTTCGCGACGTGCTCCAGCGCCCCGTCCCGCTGGCACCGCACCTCGTCGAGCATCGCCTTGAGCCGCTCCACCTCGGCGCGCGCCAGGTCCCGCTCGCACTCCGCCTCGAGTTTCGCCGCGCCCACCTCGCCGAGCTGGCGCCCGGCTTCCTTTGCCACGACCTGCGCCGCGTCGCGCTCCCTGCGCGCTTCGTGCCGCTCCCGCTCCGCCGTCTCGGCCCGGTCTCTCTCCCACGCCTCGGCGCCCTGAACGCGCGTCAACTCCGCGCTCTGCTTCTCCAGCCGCTCGTAAAGCTGGCACGACTTCGCGCGCATCTCGTCGAGCGCCGTCCGCGACTCGTCCCGCTCAGCCTCCGCCTTCCCGGCCCGCTCTTCCAGAATGGCCCCCATCGCCATCTCGTTGCGGGCCAGCACGCGCAGCCGTCGCGCCGCCTCCCGGTAGCCGTCGCGCTCCCGCCCGGCCTGCTCCTCCCCGGAGCGGGCGGAGTTGCGCTCGGCCAGCGCTTCCGCCATGCCGCGAATGGCCTTCGCCTCGCCGTCTCGGGCACAGCGCAGCTCGCACGAAATCCGCGCCAGCGCCTGGCATGCCACCTCTGGAAGCAGTCGGCCAAGGAACATTACATCCTCGTCCACCGCCGCGTCCGTCATCCTCTCCGGCTTCGGCGTCGTCATCGGTCCAGGCCCTCCATTCGAAGATCGCGAAGCAGCGCGCCGGCCTCGTCGAACGTCAGGCCGCATTCACTGCAACTGTTGTTGCGGCAGGGGCCGTGCGCGCCCAGCGCCGCGTTCGTGTGCTTGGCTAGCCTCGCCGCGCGCCGGAGCATCCCGCGCAGCCGCTCGATCTCCATCGCCTGCCCGCACGCGACGGTGGCGAGCCACTGCCCCTCGATGGTGCCGGATGCGTCCGCCTCTCCGTTGGCGATCCGCGTCGCCATCGCCGCCGGCGTCATCGCCTCGGCGGTCAGGGCGTCGGCCGGCTCGCCCTCCCATGGCCCGCCGCACGCTTCGGGGTCCGTGTGCCGCGCGATGCGGATCGCCTCCGTGGCGTCAGGCGCCTCGATGAGCGCGGAGCCCTCGTCCGGGTACTCCGTCAGGTAGACCTCCCACAGCCCCTGGATCGGCTCCTTCATCGCTCGCCCTGCCCATCGGCCGCGCGGAGGACCTCGGAGGCCCTGGTGCAGATGCCGCAACCGCACTTGCCGAACTGAGCCGCGTGCTCGCTCAGGATGTAGACCAGCGCCTCGCGCATCACCGGAGCGGCAGACGCGAGCGCAACGAACCTGTCCCGCGCCCGCTTCACGGGCTCCGGCGCCCCGTCAAACTTGGGGAACGTCCGGGCGACCTGTGCGACCATCATCTTCAGGAGCGCGTCGTCATCGAATGCCGCAACCGCTTCGTCAAGCGTCCGTTCCATTACTTCGCCTCCTCGAACTCCAGACATCCCAGCGTGTAGTCGTGGCGTGCCTGCTGCGTCCGCGCGCACGTCCCGATCCTGCCCGGCGCGGCTCCCCGCGAGGCCCACTGCTGGCACCGTCCGCACTCGGCGCCCAGGTCTTGGAGCGTCTCGCGGTACGCGCGGCTCAACAGGTCGTGCAGCTTGGCCAGGGCGACCCGGCGCGGACCCTGCGCCCTCTCGACGGACCAGGCCGCAAAGGCGCGGTCCTGGAGCGGCTTCACGGCGGACAGCAGATCTCGGATGTCGGCGTCCACGTCAGCCCTCCCCGTTGGCGGCACGAAGGGCGGCCACGCACTCGCGCAAGATGCTCGTCTCGACGGCGAGCGACTCCACGCGATCCAGCGTAGTGGACACGTCCCCGCTCCAGGGCGTGCTCTTGCTGGCCTCAAGGATGCGCGCCTCCAGCTTCGCGAGCGCCGCCTTCATGCCCGGCGCCGCGTCCCGCACCCGCATCTCGTCGCGGGCGGCCGGCGCCCAGTCCGGGAGTTCCGGCCAGCGAGCGCCGTCGAAGCCCGAGCGCGCGTGGTACATCGCCCAGGCCCAATTAGAATGGCGGCGCGTGTCCGCCTTCTCCTGGTCGAGCTGCTGCTGCAACTTCTCGGCGACGCGGCGCGCGTTTTCTGGCGCGAGCGGCAGCAGCTTCGCGCGCACCTCGAGCATGGCGTCGCTTCCGTGCCACCAGCACTCGTCTGCGTTGAAGAAGCCGGCCGGATCCGCGATGGCCTCGGCCATCTGCGCCCATGCGTGGATGTCGGCGCCGATCAGCTTCGCGATCTTCGCCTTCTCCTCGGGCGGAAGCGAGTTGATCAGCTCCTCCACGTCGATCCGCAACTCGCCCTTCTCAACCTTCATCGTCGCCATCGTCACTCCTCCAATTCGTCTTCCTGCTCCGCCACGCACCCCGTCCGCCTCACCCCATGCACGTCGTGCGTCCGCGCCACTGGCAGGAGCGGATCCGTCCGGATCCGCGCGTTGGCCCGAAGCCCCTCCTCGTGGGCGATGGCGCGGCGGAAGGCCAGGACCGCGCAGTCCTCGGCGTGCGGGACTTCATCGGACGCGAGCGAGGAGGCCCCGCAGAATTCGCAGTAGAAGTGATCCGACAGCTCTCCGTAGCCCCTCCATCCGATCGACTCCAGGATGGGCCGCGCCGCCTCCAGCCAGTCCGGCGGGGGCGTCATCGGCTCGCCTTCCCTTCCTGCGCCGCCTCGGGGGCCGGCTCCACTCCGGCGACGCGGAGGGCCTCGAGCGCGCCGCTGGCGATCCTGCGCATGTCCAAGTGGGCGTCCAGGTCGGGCTCGCAATCGCGCACCCGCGCGAAGTCCGTCGCGCACCGCCGCAGGAGCGCGTCCCTCGGGTCGCCGGCCGGCCGCGCCCTCCGGGCCTCCTTGAAGAGCGCTGGATCCTGTCGCCTCGCCTCTTCAAGCGTGGATCGGGCGACGCCGACAACGGCGAGCACACCTTCCGCGATCTCAGGAGGGTAGGGCGCAAGGGCCATGGTCGCCTCGAATAGACACTGAAGCGATCCGCATAGGTCCTTGGCGCATTGGCGCATCTCGATGTAACCGCGATTCAACGTCTCGACGTTGATCACGAGCTTTCGGATGTTCTCGGCCGTAGGGGCGATAGCGGGCGCCCCCTCCCGGTCCGCGCTCGCTGGCGGGGATGCGGGGGCGGGCTTGGGCTCGAAGGAGACGCACTTGCCGGACGTAGACTCGGCCCACCTGAGCGGCGGATAACCGGCCCCGGCCGTGGCGCACTCAGTGGACACCCCGTCCACGACGTTACGGACATGGACGCACTCCCGGCAGTCAACCGGCTTCGGGCGTTCCGCCATCACGCCCTCGCCGCGACGGCCGACTTCTCGATGAACGCGCCGAAGGATCCGCGGATGCCGCGGTCCCACCACGGCGCGGACTCGTGCGAGCGCGACGACATCGGAACGCCCCGGTTGCGCGCCCGGCGCCGCTCCGCGCACTTGCTGTTGCTGGTGTCCTTGTCCTTGCGGGCCTCGTACCGCGCCCTCTTCGCCGCCGCCTTCTTGGCCTGCGCCGCCTTCCGCTTCGAGATCTTCTTCGACATGCGCTCCTCCGCTTCGTTGCCCCGGTCGCCCGAGCGTGGCCGCAATGTGGCACGTCACGTCCTACTTGTCAAGCGCCGGGTGCCGTGGTATATGACCGCATACACGCAAGCGCCACGCGCGCACGGAGGCAACTTGAATCTTCCCGTCCAGGATCCGAAGTCCAAGCCGATGAAGCGGCGCACCATCTTTTTCAACGAAGAACTCTGGGAGGGAGTGCAGGCGTTCGCGCTCAGCCTTCAGCGAGAGTTCGGCCGTCCGGTATGCGACTCGGAAGCGGTGCGGCTGCTCTGCACGGCCGCGCTCTCCGCCGAGAAGTCGAGCGAGAAGGCGCCCAAGGCGCGGGGGTCGAAGTCGTGACGCCGCGCCGCCGCGAGCCCTTGCGCGTCGAGGTCTTCCTTGCTCAGCGCCGCCTCGAGGAGCTGCTGGAGGCGCACGACAGGAACGCGTCAAGGCGGATGGACGACTACGCCGCAACGCAGCGCGCCGAGATTCCGATCCGCCGAGGTCCTCCCCCGCCGGCACCGCGCCCGACTTCGAGCCCGGACCAGCACGAGCCGGGAGTGGACGCGCTGATCAAGATGAACAACCGCAGGGGATACCCGAGGGGACGCCGATGAACGCCGCCGCCGAGAAGGACATCCGGAGCGCGCTCCGGTGGCTGCGCGCGTGCCGGGGAAGGCTGGCGATGCTGGGGACGGCGAAGCTGTCCGGCTCCGACACGGCGCTTCTCGGGACGGTGCGCCTCATCGCAAGCGAAGCCGAGCACAAGCTCCTGAAGCTGCTGGCGTCTGCCCACAAGGCGCGGACGAGGAAGGTCAAGCCATGACGGAGACGAAGGTGTTGACGGCGGAGCGGATCGTTCTGATTCGGAATTTGGCCAACGGCCTGCTGGATCTGCCACATGTCGGCGCGAGCGCTCTCGAACGAGAGCGGTACTTGCAGAACGCGCGCGCGCTAGCGGAGACGTACATGCCCGCCCTCCTCGCCGCCCTCGAAGCGGCGCAGGACGCGCTGGAGGACATGCGCGAGGAGCGCGACGCCCGGGTGTCCGGCGACAGCTACATGGAGGTGGAGGAGGAGCGGGACAAGGCCCTGGCCGAGATGAAGGGCGAGCGCGCGCTCCGGCAGGCCCTTCAGGAGCGATTCGACCGCGAGACGGATTCATGGGCGAAGGCGCTGGAGGAGGTGCGGGCCGCGCTGGCGAAGGCGGAGGGGGAGCGGGACCAGGCGCTTCGAGAGCGTGCCGAGATTTCGCGCAAGCATAACGCGCTGCTCTCCGAGGCAGATCGAGCAAGGGCGCTACGCGACGCAACATTGGCCAGCGGGCTGGACGTGGTGAAGCGATGCACGGATGCGGAGCGCAAGCTCGCGGAGGGGCGGGCGGATCGAGACCAGTTCATGCGCCTGGAGGAACAGGCCCGCGCCAGGGTAGCGGAGCTGGAGGGGGCGCTCGCCAAGGCAGACCGAGCTTGTCAGGCGGCCACCACGGCGATCCGCGAGAACCTCCCAGGCTTCACGGGTGACATTGAGCTTCTTGTCGATGCCCAGAACGCCATCCGGGAGGCACGCCCCGCCGCCCCTCCTGAGCAGGCGCCCCGGACGGACGACGGGGCGCGGCCGTGCAGCGAGTGCCGCCACTCGGAGCGGTGCAGGTTCTTGCTCGGGCCGAGCTACCGGGCGGCGGGTCCGTGCGACTGGGACCCCTCGAGGTTCCAGCCCGCGCGCCCGGCCGACGTGGGCGCGGCGCCCGACCTCGCCCGGCTCGGCGACATGGCCGCGGAGGAGGCGCGGAAGCTGGCGCAGGCCGGGGACCCGCTCTGTGCGCGGGACCTCGGGGGCGTGATCCCATGCGCGCATCGCAAATCGGAACACAGGCCGCAGTGCTGCGGCAACCAGCCGGGCGAAACAATCTGCCCTTGCCACCTCTTCGTCTCGCCGGGCGCCGGAGAGAGCGAGGGGACCCGATGAACCGCCCTCGCTGGCGCTGGTGGCTGTTCTGCGCCGCCCTTTGGCTCGGCTGGCGGACGGGCTGGCAGTGGGAATGGGTGAGCCGGATCTACTCCTGGAGCGTGCTCCCTGAGTGGTTGGCGACGCCGGAGGAGATCGAGGCCGGGCGCGGCGCATGCCTTCACTTCTGGCCCGGCAAGGATCGGACATGGGGCCGGTGCAGCGGAGACTCGTGCCCCTTTCCTTGCCCGCCGGCCTGCGACGGGGACCCGGGAGAGATCTGCTCTCGGACGGGATGCGGTCGCCGTGCCGATGAGCACAGCAGGCGCCTCGTAGATGGCTCGCGCGAGTTCCCGGAGGTGTCCCGTGGGTGAGAACACGTCCGCGCTGGACCGGCTGAGGGCCGAGGTGGAACTCACAGAACGGATCCTCCAGGGCTGCGGCGACAACTCTTGCCGCGTGCGACGGTGGCCTGGGCCTGGCACCAACGGCGGGTGCCGCTGCCCGACAAAGAGATCCGAATCTGACCGCCTGCTGGCCGTCTACGCCGCGGCTCGCAAGCTTGTCCGCGGTGGCGACCATGGCTAGCCCCGGATGGGTGCAGGCCAGCAAGGCCGACTTTAGCCCGGCGGACGACGTTCCGCTTTCCGGGCCGCACAACATCAAGCCGGCGGGCAAGCACCTTGCCTGGCTGTCCTACTGCCGGCGCTGTGGGCACGTCCCGCTCCGAAACGAGATCAGCCAGCTGGTGACCAGGCTGGGCTGCGGGTACGAGCGGGATCAACGATATCAGGCGTGGCTCGCGAGGGCACACGCGGGGAGGAGCACGAAGCCATGAGCGACGACAAGAAGACGTGCTCGATGTGCCGGCGGTGCGAACAGCATCGCCATCTTCCGGGTCGCGGGATCTGCCGCGCTCCCGTGCCGTTTTGGGTCGAGGACGGGCAGATCGTGTTCGCTGGCGACATCCGGGCCGATGAGTGCAACTGCTTCGAGCCGCTGGCCGAGAAGGTCGAGGAGGTGCCCTTTGCGTGACCCGTGTGTGAAGCTGAAACTCGCGCATGCCAAGACGATCCAGGCGCAACTGCTCGACGGGGCGCCGGCGATCCGGACGCTCACCTCGGCGCTCGGCGCGCTTCAGGCCGCGATCGCCGCCGCCGAAGCGCTCGCCGCCCGGAAGAAGGCGCGGCCCGCCAAGCTGGCACACCCGAAGCCCTCGAAGGGGGCGGCCCGTCTGTTGAAGGCGCGCGCCAAGGACGAGCACCGGGAGCGGATGCGCGTCATCCGGGATGACCTCGTGAAGCGCTCCGGAATGGCGTATGGAAACTTGGCGTGGTGCGAACGTTGCCGAGAGGCGCTTATGGCCGACCCACACCACCTCTTCGGCAGGGGCAAGGGCCGGCTTCTGGAGTCGGAGCGCAACTGCGTGGGCCTGTGCCGGACGTGCCACGAGTGGATGCACGAGCCGCCGACGCTTGAAGCCGCCGTCGAGGGCTGGGATTGGGCTGGACGGCACCTCGAGGCGCTCGGCTTCGGGGAAGAGGCCGCGATGTGCTGGGCGCGGGCGAAGAAGTGCCGAACGCGGGCGGAGTTGTCGCGGGCCGGGGAAGCGGTGCGAGCCATAAAGGACGAGGTGGTGTGATGCCATACGTGGGGAGAGCGATGGATCGAAAGCGAAGCGCGAGGCGTAGACAATTGAACGGCGGACACACCGCCGAGTCATGGAATGCGGCGCACCCGGTTGGAACCTCGGTGAGGTACTGGCCGATCTACCCGCCCATCGAGGGCGTGCCGCCGGTTGACACGACGACGCGCTCTGAGGCGTGGGCGCTCGGTGACGGCACGGTGGTTGTGAGCGTCGCCGGCAAGAGCGGCGGCGTTGCCCTGACGCACATCGAGATCCTGAAGTCGGCAGGCGCGGCGGGTGCCGGGGAGCTTTCCGGTGGCTGAGACGACGCCGAGGACCTGCGGCCAGTGCCGCCACCTGGAGCCGGTGATGTGGGGCGTCCTGACCTGCTACGCCCGCGACGATGGGCCGCTCTACCCCGTCGCGACGAGCGACACGGCGCAGACCTGCCCGAAGTTCGAGCCCAAGCCGGAGGCGCCCCATGTCGCGTAGGAGCGAGGCCCCGACGCCGAGACAGCTCGAGGCCCTGGTCGAGCTCTGCCGGCCTATGTTCTGGGAGCCGCCGGACATGCCGCAAACGGTTCGTACGCTTGGGGCGTTGCTGGGCATCCGCTCGACGAACGCGGTCAACGACCTGCTCCAGCGGCTGCTCGAGCGCGAGCTGGTCGCGAAGTCGCAGACGCGGGACGGGTACATCCCGACGAAGGCCGGTCGCAACCTTGCCGGCAAGGTCATCCTCGAGGACGAGTGGCGCGCGGCGGGAGGGGGTGCGTGATGGCGGTCTGGTACAACGAGATCGACCCGTTCGCGGCGCACTGGCTCCGCAACCTGGCTGCGGCCGGGCACATCCCCGCCGGCGATGTGGAAACCCGGAGCATCCGCGAGCTCGCGCCCGAGGACTGCGGCGCCGCTCAGTGTCACTTCTTCTCCGGAATCGGAGGTTGGCCCCTTGCCCTACGTCTCGCCGGTTGGCCAGTTGGAGCTCCTGTCTGGACCGGAAGCTGTCCGTGCCAGCCGTTCTCGGTCGCTGGCCGGCGGAGAGCTCTCGCCGACGAGCGGCACCTCTGGCCCGTGTGGTTCGAACTCATCCGGGAGCGCCGCCCTCCAGTCGTGTTTGGAGAGCAGGTTGCGGGACCTGATGGCCTCGGGTGGCTCGATTCTGTATCGGCTGACCTGGAGGGTTGCGGCTACGCCTTCGGGGCGGCTGTGCTGCCTGCTGCGAGCGTCGGGGCGCCGCATGAGAGGCACCGGATTTACTGGGTGGCCGACGGTGACGGCCGCCCTGGCGGACAAGGGAGTGCGCTCGGAGGCCGGGGCGATCCGCGAGGCGATGCGCAGTTCGGGCGCGGACCTCGCGGCCATGGTGGCGCTGGCCGGCTGGGGGACGCCCACGGCGAACGAGTACAAGAGCAGCCCGGAGGCGGCCATCGCTCGCAAGCGCCGGGCGCAGGAGCGGGGCTGTCAGATCGGGCTGTCGGTGACGGCGCTCGCGCACCAGGCGCAGCTCGCGGCCCATGGTCCGACCTCGTCTGGCTCCCCTGCGGAGACGGAACCGCGCGGCCAACTCAACCCGGACTTCGCCCGCTGGCTCATGGGGTATCCGGACGAGTGGCTGTGGTGCGCCCCGGAGAGCAAGCCGACACCGCGATTCCGGAAACGCACTGGTACAACCGAAGCGGGGCGCTCAAAGGCTTCGGCAACGCCATCGTCCCCCAGGTCGCGGCGGTCTTCGTCCGGGCGTACCTCGAAGCGCGGGAAGGGGTAGCCTGATGCCGTACCTGTCCGTCGAGCTGGACGCCCGCCGCAAGGCCGCGATGATCGCGAACGGTCTGGGCCTGCACCCCGGCGTCGTGATGTGGGGCCTCGAGGAGCTGTGGGAGATCTCCTGGCGCACGAAGACCGACACCACCACCCAGGTTGGCCTCGCGGGCTGCTTCGGGCCGGACGTTGAGCGGATGATGCCGGCGCTGCTCGTCCACGGCTTCCTGGAGCCGCTGGACGGCGGCGCCTACCGCGTCCGGGGCGCCTCCCGCTACCTGCGCATCCGGGCGGCCCAGAGCGCCGCCGGCCACGCGGCCAAGGGCAACCTCCGGCGCGGGAGGGGAGCCGGGACCGGCGAGCGCGCTTCTCCGGGTGGAGCCGGAGAGGCTCCCGGCTCTGTCTCCGGCTCCGCTCCGGCCCTTACAGCGATCAGCGATCAGCGATCAGCGAGCATCTTAGAGTCAACACCTCTTGCGGGCGCCGTCGCGCCCGCCCTGGAGCCGCTCGCGTCTGGACCCGTCCAGACCCCTACCCCGCCCGCGAAAGACGCCCAGGAGCCCGCCCAGGCGGCCTCGCGGGGGGATTTCAGGCTGGTCGAGCAGGGCACCGGGAAGCGGGAGCGTAAGCCGTCCGCGGCCCAGGAGTTCGCGACCTGGGCGGCCGAGCGGTCCGGGCGCCAGGAGACGCTGGCGCGGGGAACGTGGGTGCATGTAGCAGAAGGGCTCAAGAGGTACGGAGTTGAGCGCCTCCGGGCCGCCTACGTCGCCTTCCTCGCGGACGCCTGGGCGCGCTCGCTCGACCCTCCCTGCCCCATGCGCGCGTTCGCGGCCCCGTCGAAGCTCGAGGAGTACGTCTCGGCGGGCGACAGGCGCGGGAGCGCCGGAGGGCCTCCAGACTGCGAGGTCTGCGGCCGGCCCTGCCAACACAAGGAGCACGGGCGGGACTTGTGCGAGGGGTGCCGCTCGGCCTTCCTCGGGGATCGCGTGGCGGCCGGATGGGAGTGGACGCCGGACGTCACCGAGGAGTCGGAACGGGTGGCCGTGGCGGAGTGGATCAAGCGGCAGACCGAAACGAGGCGCGACTAGCAACGCGCATGAAGTCATGGAGGCGGAGAACGTGAAACACGAAACGAGACAGTGGGCGAGCTATCCTCCGGCGCTGAGCTACATTCCGGTTCCGGCGGTCCTGGCTCTGGATGTGCTGGCGCTCGGCTGGATGTTCGCCAAGGCCCTGGGGGTCGCATGAGACGCGCCGCGAAGGTGGACCGGAACCAGGGGCAGATCGTCGAGGCGCTCCGGAAGGTGGGCGCGAGCGTGGCGATTACGAGCGGGCTCGGGCGCGGCTTTCCCGATCTCGTCGCCGGGTATCGGAAGGTCAACACGCTGATCGAGGTGAAGGACGGGACCGCGCCGCCCTCGAAGCGCCGGTTGACTCCGGATGAGCAGGCGTGGCACGACGGCTGGCGGGGCCAAGTCTGCGTCGTCGAGACGGTCGAGGAGGCACTCCAGGCCATCGGGGCGGTGCAGCCGTGACCGCGACCATCGCCGATGTGCTGGAGGGCCGCGCATGGGCTTGCAAGGCGTGAAGGCCAAGAACCATCCCCAGCAGTCCGTCAACGGACGTGGGGACCTCGAGGCGGACGAGCGGTACACGCCGCGAGCGCTGATCTCCGAGCTGCACGCCCGGCACCGGTTCACCATAGACGTGGCGAGCGATCCGCGCTCGCCCGCTGCAAAGATCATCGGCCGATTCTGGACGCGACAGGATGATGGCCTGCTCCAGCGGTGGGACGGCGAGCGGGTCTGGTGCAACCCTCCGTTCTTGAGCATCGCCCCATGGGTGGCGAAGGCGTGGCGAAGCCGGGCCGAGGTGGTGATGCTCGTCCCGGGGTGCCGGACGGAGCAACCCTGGTGGCAAACGCTTGTCGAGCCGTGGCGAGACAGGGGCGCCGCGCCGTACCTGTTGACGCGCTTCCTCGCCAACCGGACACAGTTCGGTACGCCGGAGGTGCCCGAGGGCAAGCGGTGGAACTCCTCGCCGCCGTTCGGGTGCGTGCTGCTGACGTGGCCGACGCAGGACCGGCCCGCAGATCTCTCGTTCGTCGATGGCGGCCAGCTCCCGCTCCTGGGGCCGCCATGACGGGCGAGGACTTGGCGCTCGTGGCCGTAGCCATCGTGGTGTGCGTCTTCTCCGCCCGCGCCGCCGCAGACTTGGCTTGGGAGTGGTGCATGCGCCCGCCGGACGACGGGGACGATGGGGACGACGGGGAGGGTCGGTAGATCAGCCCCGGAGGTGGGGCTCGATCCAGGTGCGGAGCAGGGCGCTGCGCCCGCGCCTGCCGGCGATGACGTCCAGCCGCGCGGCCATGCTCTCCGGCAGGGAGATCGTGATCGTCGTCTGCGGCTCCCCGGCGCGGTAGGTGGCGAGCTCGCGGCCCTCCGCGGCGGCCTTCTCGTGCCGCCGCCGGAACTGGTAGCACGCCGGGCAGATGCTCCCCCACTTGACCGGGCGCCCGCACGCCTGGCCATCGGCGAGCACCTCGGCACACGGGGGGCGGGGCTGGCGGGGGGCGGTCATGGCTGTCGGCCATCCTTGGCCGCGTCCTGGATCGCCGCGCGGAACTCGTCCAGGGCCCGCAACAGCTCGTCGAGCGGCCGGCGGTACTCGGCGCGCAACGCCAGTTCACCCAGGGTCGGCTCGAGGCGACCGGGCCCCGGCTCCCATCGCGCGTCGAGCGCGGCCCTGCACGCTGGCGAGCAGGCGTAGACGTAGGACTCCTCTTTGCCGGTCTCCCCGGAGCGCAGGCGCAGGAACGTCCAGCCCTCGGGGGCTATGGCGCGCATCCGTCGATCCTCTTCGCGTCCGCATCCGTCGCACCAAACAGAATCGCTCATCGTGTCTTCTCCTTGTCGGCCCAGAGCCGGACCATCTCACACAGGCCAGGGTTGTCCTGGAGGCGCCGGAGCACGTCCGGCGGGACCTTCCCGGCGGCGAGCAGGAGCGCGTCCGGGTCGATCCGCAGCAGCCGGGCGAACGTCTGGATCGTGCGCACGCTGGCCCCCATGTTCTCGCCGCGCTCCAGCCGCGACAGCCACGCGGCGGACTTGCCGGCGGCGCGCGCCAGCTCCCGCAGGCCCATGCCGGCGGCCTCGCGGGCGCGGCGGATGCGGCTTCCGAGGGCGGGCGCGGTCATGGCGTGGACCCCAGCTCGGAGGTCCCGTCGATCAGCTCGCACGCCACCGTGTGAATGCGCCCCCGGGCGCGGCGGACCGCCTCCTCCTGGCTCACGAACACCAGTTCTGCGCGCGCCAGCACGAGCTGACCGATCCACCGCTCGCGAAGTGCGCGATCCTTCCGCGCCCGTTCATCCTCTGCGGAGAGTGCGCGTCGGAGGGCGCGCAGTTGCCCGACTGGCATGGGCACCATGAGGGCATCGGGCACCACGGGAGCGCTCGCGGTGAGTTCGATTTCCGAGAGCCGATCCAGCATGGGCGCAGCCGCCTGCGCCAGCCCCGGCCCCTCTAATGGGGGCGGCGGTGGCGCGGCTGCGCTGGGCATCAGCTCCTCGAGCGCCGAATCTCTGACAGCGTCCAGGGCCGCGGCCATGCGCCGGTGAATCGCCAGCACCGCTTCGCGGGCTGCTGTGGCGGGGATGGTCATCGTCTCGATCTCCTGCCCCCTCCCGGGGGCGTCTCGGGCGGCACGGTGCCGCCCGTCCAGCGACCCCGCCCCAGCTACGGGAGCTGCAACCGCCGCACCCCAAGGATCCGCCCGCTCAAGTCGCGCACCGCGGACTCCGGCCCGGTGTCCGTAACGTACACGGGGCCGTTCCAGAGGCTGTCCACGGCCTCGGCGCCGATGACGCCCACGATCAGGGCCGTGCGCCCCTGCTCGAACTCGTCACAGGGCGGGACGCCGGTCACCTCGCCGGTCTCGAAGTCCTGGGCCGAGACGACGGGCACACTCACGCCCTCGATCTCGACCGTCCGGACCAGGCGCTGGGGCGGGGTCTGGACGCGGATCGTCCACTGGCTCGGCGGGATCGTCGCGAGGATGTTCTTGCCATCGGCGTCGTAGATGACAACAGCGTGCGGCGTGCAGTTCAGGTAGTTCATCGCTTCTCCAGGCCCGCGCCACCGGGCGATGTGCTGGCGTGGTGGTCCGGCGTCACCCGGCCGGACGAACGGGTCAGCTCAGCAGCGCGGACCAGCTCCGGCCGCCTCGAACTTCGCCACCCATTCCGTGCAGCACCCACGGTAGTCCATCGCCCGCGCCGCGCGCTCGCATGCCGCGCACGTTCCGCCCCTGCCGTGCGCTAGCCACTGCGCCCAAAGATCCGCGTCGTTCTCGGTCTTCAAGTTCGTCTCCTGTCCCCCGGCGTCAGCGGCCGGGGAGGGGCTACCCGAGCGCCTTCTCGGCCGTCGCCCGAATCTCCTCGACCTCGCCGGCCACCGCCTCCAGCGGGCGCCTCAACTTCGCCGGCACCGCGCCGGAGCCGCAGACCAGCGCCAGAGCGTTGCGGAGCCCCTCGGCGCGCTGCAAGATGGACTTCAGCGCTTCCGCCTGCTGCTGCGCCGACGCCATGAGCTGCCAATTCGCGTCGGCCTCCGCCTCTGGCGTCGAGCTGTCGAACCATTGGGATTGAGCCGCCACGTTGATCGTATCGCCGTTGCCTCGGATGACCCGGCGGATCTGGTCAACATCGCTCAGCTTCTTGAACACCCACGGTCCAGGCGTGGGGCTGTTCGTGGTCGTCTTCGTCATGCTCATCCCTCCTCGCTTCGTGAACTCGCCTCCCGGTCTCGAACCGGGCGCCCCCTACGTCTCGGGCGGCGAGAGGGCCGGCGGACCGGCGGGCTACGCCTGGGCCAGCGCGAGCGCCTCGGCTTCGGTGATCTCTTGGAACGTCACGTAGGACGCGGGCGACTTAAACCAGCCCACGCCTGGGGCGTACGCCCAGAAGCCATGCCAGTCGCGGGCCACCACGGTTTCCGGTTCCCGCTGTGGGTACACGTCCCAGCGGGTGTCACGGCGCGCGACGTAGAACTTCGGGTTGATCATCGTCGTGGTCGCCATGTCGTCCGCTCCATCCCGGGCGGCCCCTGCGCCGCCCTACGAACAGCACCATACGCGGATTAAGAATCGGTGTCAAGTGCCCGTGCGCGCTTTTCGGCCGGCCTCTACGGTGGTATATGCCACGCATGCCCACCTATGCGCTCGACCTCGACGGGACGTTCGCCAAGTACACGGGATTCCGAGGCCCAACCATCATCGGCGACCCCATCCCGTTGATGCTGGAGCGCGTGAAGGGCTGGCTCGACGACGGGATCGAGGTGGTCATCTTCAGCGCCAGGGCCAACACTCCAGCGGCGGTGCGCGCGATCCGGGCCTGGACGAAGCTCCACCTGGGCATCGAGCTGGAGGCCACGAACATCAAGCACCCGAGGTTCGCCCGCATCTACGATGACCGCGCCGTGGCCGTCGAGACGAACACCGGCCGGATCATCGGCGGGGGCGGCGAGAAGCCCACGCCGCCGAGGCTCGGGCAGCGCCGGGCTTGACACGTAGGGCATGGTCATGCATGGTAGCCCAATGGCGGACAACCCGACGCCAGCTAACAGCGACGAATCAGCCGCACGGAAGATGCCCGTTGGCCGGCCGTTCCAGCCCGGCCAAAGCGGCAACCCAAGCGGGCGGCCAAAGACTGCCGGCCCCGTCCGCGAGCTCGCGCGGGAACACACCGAGGTCGCCATCCGCACCCTGGTCGAGATCGCCCAGAACGAAGAGGCCCAGCCATCGGCGCGCGTTTCGGCCGCGTCGGCGCTCCTGGATCGGGGCTGGGGCAAGCCCACCCAGCCGCTCGAGCACGCGGGCGCGGACGGCGGCGCGTTGACCGTCGTCATCCGGAGGGAGGGCGAGACGAAGTGAAGATCGATATGTCGAACGACGCTGTTCCGCCCAGGCTGGAGTACGAAGAGCAACTGCGGCGCGCGTACGAGATCGCTCGGATCCGGCTGCCAGCCCGACCGGTCGTGCTCCAGTACGCGCCGAAGCCCGAGACGAACACCGCGACACCCAAGGAGACGTGATGCCCTACGACAACCCCGACATGAAGCGCAGGATGATGGCCGACGCCCTCCGGAAGCCGAACGCCGGCCCGATGGCGGGAGGCGAGGGCGGCGCCGAGATGGAACCCAAGTGCGAGGCGTGCGGCGAGCGGTGCCCGTACTGCTCCGGCGAGATGGAGCGGCCCGGCGAGGAGCGCGCCGAGGAGATGGCCGAGGCTGGGAGCAGGGCGTGAGCGGGTTCGCGACGTGGAAGTGCGGCGTCTGCTCGGCCGTGGGCGTAGGCGAGTATCCGCCGAGACACATCGGCGGAAGATGTCTCGGCGCTTGGCGATGGATCTGGATCCTGGGCCTGGGTCTGCGTGCGCTCGGATACCGGCTGCTTGGCTGGTCCGTCCGCCGCGCAAGGTCGCGCACCGCAACGGACTATTCCAGATGGCAGGATGAGCACCGAGGCATCGTGACCATGCCGACCTCCCACCCGCGCGCCCGATGAAGTTCCTGATCCTCGCCATGCTGATCGACTACGCCGCCCCGCCCACGCTGTGGCAATTCATGCAGAGCGACGCCTTCGTGCGCGCCTGCGTGGGGCCGGTGGGCTCCGGCAAGTCGTCGGCATGCGTGATGGAGCTCCTCCGGCGCGCCGCGGCCCAGGCCCCGAACGCGCAGGGGAAGCGATGCACGCGGTGGGCGGTGGTGAGGAACACCTACCGGGAGCTGCGTGACACTACCCGGAGGACCTTCGAGCAATGGCTGGGTGCGCTCGGGACCTGGAACGAGACGGACTTCGCCTTCCGCATCAACAAGCCGTGCGGCGATGGGACGAGCCTCGAGGCGGAGGTGCTTTTCCGAGCGCTCGACCGGCCCGGGGACGTGAAGAAGCTCCTCTCCCTGGAGTTGACAGGCGCCTACCTGAACGAGGGCCGGGAGATCGCGCGCGAGGTGTTCGAGGCCCTCCAGACGCGCCTACGGCGCTTCCCGGCCAAGCGCGACGGAGGCCCGACGTGGTCCGGCATGTGGCTGGACACGAATCCGTGGGCCACCTCGCATTGGGGCTACGAGCTGTTCTCGGTGAAGCGCCCCGACAACCATGAGCTGTTCGAGCAGCCCTCGGGCCTTGCCCCGGATGCGGAGAACATCGCCAACCTGCCGGACGGCTACTACCGCGACCTGATCGCAGGCAAGGACCAGGAGTGGATCGACGAGTACCTGCGCGGCAAGTACCCGCGCGCCGACAAGGGCAGCGTCTACGGTGAGCTACTGGAGGCGCTCCGGACCCGCGGCGGATTCGGTGACTTCGCGCACCCGCGCGACGGCGTCTTCGTGGTCTTCGATCTCGGGTACTCGGACGGGACCGCGATGTGGTTCTTCCGGCTCGACGCGGACGGCCTGCCGGTCATCATCGACTGGGACGAGTACAGCGGGATCGGGCTGTCCGAAGACCGGGTCGTGGACGGTGCTCCTCGGAAGGGTGGGCTCGCCATCCTGAAGGAGCGCGGCTACCAGTACGCCCGGATCATCCTGCCGCACGACGCCCGCGCGCACAGCCTCCAGACCGGGATCTCGACGGTGGAGTTGTTCTCCGCGGACTACCCGGGCCGCGTCACCATCGCCCCGGAGCTCTCGCTCGTGGACGGCATCGGGGCCGTGCGCTGGCTCCTCGAGCAGCCGATCCGCGTCCACGCGCGCTGCGCCGAGGGCCTCCGGAGGCTTGGGGCCTATCGCTACCAGTGGGACGAAGAGCGCAAGGTCTACAAGAAGCAGCCCGTCCACGACTGGGCCAGCCACACCGCCGACGCCTTCCGCTACCTCGCCTGCTCCGCGCGCCCGATGAAGTTCGCGCTCGCCAAGCCGCCGGCCGAACAGAGGCCGCCGCCGAACTCCATCGAGGCTTTGTTCCAGGCCCACTACGAGAGGCTCAGCCATGGGTGACACGTCCACCGCCGAGACGCAGTACCAGGACGATCCGCGCGGGTGGGCGGCGCGCATCGGCCGCGAGTTCGAGGCTGCGCGCAAGGCCCTGGAGGGCTGGCGGAAGGACGCCGCCGACGCCATCAAGGCGTACCTCGACGAGGGGCGCGAAAGTCCGCGGGCGCTCGTCCACTGGAACATCTTCACGTCGGACATCCAGACCCTCCGGGCGATGATGTTCGGATCGGACCCGAGCGTGTCCGTCTCTCGCCGGTTCGCGGACCCATCCGACGACGCCGCCCGGGTGTCCGGCGAGATGCTCGAGCGGATCCTGAACGCCGACATCCAGGGCGACGATGACACGTTCCGGGCCGCGCTCCAGAGCGCGCTCGAGGACTCGCTCCTTGTGGACTTCGGACTGGTGCGCATCCGCTACGACATCGGCGAGATGGTCCAGCTCCAGGGCGTGGCGGCCAAGCTCGACCCGGTCACCGGGGCGGAGCTGGCGCCGGCGGTGCCCGGCGAGTACCGCCGGCCGAATGAGCGCGTCGAGACGGACTACGTGCACCACGGCGACATCCTCTGGAGCCCGGCGCGCGTCTGGCCGGAGGTGCGCTGGGTGGCGTTCGGCGTGGACGTGCCCATCCCGGAGATGCAGCGTCGGTTCGGAAAGGAGGCGGTGGAGCGCCTGCCCGTCGCCGGCAAGGAAGACCAGCCCGGTCAGACGAACGGACGCGCCATGGAGGCGGCCGGCCCGTGGGATCACGTGCGCTTGTGGGAAGTCTGGATGCGGGACACGCGCGAGGTGTTCTGGTACGTCGAGGGCGCAGATTCCGTCCTCGCCCCCAAGGGCGTCAAGCTCAACCCGTCCGGTGGGCAGGCGGATCCGCTGGAGCTGCCAGGCTTCTTCCCGTGCCCGGCGCCGATGTGCCTCAACGCGGTTACGGTCAAGTACATACCGAAACCGGACTACTGCGTTGCCCAGGACATCTACAAGGAGATCAACGACCTCTCGACGCGGATCGGCAGGCTGGAGCGCGCACTTCGGGTGGTGGGCATCTTTGACGCATCCAATCCGACACTTCAGGGATTGCTAACCGACTCGTCTGAAAACAAGATGATCCCGGTGACGAACTTTGCCGCCCTGGCGACGAATGGCGGACTCAAAGGCTCCGTGGACTGGATGCCGCTGGATCAGGTCGTTTCCGCCTTGATGGCGCTTCGTGAGTACAGGACGGAGCAGATCAACGCGCTCCGGCAGATCACCGGAATGTCGGACGTGATGCGCGGGCAGGCGGCGGAGCCTGGGCGGACCGCGACGCAAGACCGCATCATGGCCCGCTTCGGCTCGGTGCGGCTCCAGTGGAGACAGCAGCGTTTCGCCCAGTTCGCCTCGGAAGTGCAGACGCTCCGAGCGCGGGTGATGGCGCGGCGCTTCGAGGACGCGACGCTTCTGGAGCGCTCCAACGTCATGCGCACGACGGACGCGCAGCTTGCGCCCCAGGCGCTCGAGTTGCTCCGCCAGCGCGGCCAGGAGTACCGGATCCAGATCCAGCCCGAGTCGCTGGCGATGACGGACTTCGACGCGCTCAAGAACGAGCGCACCGAGGTTGCTGCGGCCATCTCCCAGTTCATCGCCGCCGTGATGCCGCTGATCCAGGCGATGCCCCAGGCGCTCCCCGAGGTGCTCGAACTGCTCCAGTGGGTGGTTGCCGGCGTGCGCGGGGGCTCGGACATCGAGGCGGTGCTCGACCGGGCCATCGAATCGGCGAAGCAGGCGGGTCCGCAACTCGGCGCACAGGGCGGACCCTCCGGCGCCGACGCGATGAAGCTCCAGACGCAGCAGCTCAAGGGTCAGCAGGAGATCGCCAAGGAGCAATTCAAGCTGAAGGCCAACATCATCGGACAGCAGGCCGAGGTGCAGGCCAAGGCGCAGATCGAGAAGAACCAGGCGGACGCGAACGTGGACGAGACGGCGCGCAAGCTGCTGCTTCAGCAGGCCGCGCGCCGCATGGGCGAGCCGAACATCTAGAAGGGGCAGGCGGCGATGGGCGAGCACGAGCAGCTCAACGATCCAAGTCAAACGCCATTGCCGGACGAACTGTTGCGTCCTGGCGATTGCCAGATCATCGGTCACGACCTCTTCGCCCCCACCGGCTTCGAGCGGTTGCAATGCGGCCGGTGCCAGATGCCGAACCCGCACGGTTTCAAATGCCGATGGGTGGGCATCAAGTGCAAGGAGGCGCCGTTCCCTGGTTGCCAGTTCGGCCGCGGCTGTCGAGATCCGAACACTGGAGATCCGACACCATGAGCGAGCGCAGCCACAAGAGCCGGAGCACCCAGCGGTACGAGGTGACGGACGGGTTCCGCGAACACCACGAGGCGGTCTTCGGCGAGGCGAAGCCGCAGCGCGGGCGGTGGATCTGGGATCGCGAGCGGCGCGCGCTCGTCCCGGCGTCCGAGTACCGGGCGCCCGAGGCCGCGGACACGTTCGGCCGGGTGGCGGTGGTGACGGACCTCTACATGGACGGCACGCGGGCCACGGACGGGACGGACATCGGCTCGCGGCGGAAGCGGCGGGAGTACATGCGGCAGAACGGGCTCGCGGACGCCGGAGACTATGCCGGAGTCTGGGCCAAGGCGGAGAAGGACCGCGCCCGCTTCCTGAGCGGCGGGGGCGACGGAACACGGCGGCTCGAGGAGACCATCGGCCGCGCCATGCACGAGCAGGACCGCGGGCGGTAGGCCCGCGACACACCCGAGGGAACCATGGACCTGGATCAAGCGATTGGCGAGGCGTACGACGCGGCGGTGAGCGAGGCCGGAGCTGCTCCGACCTCACCACAGGCGGCCATCCCGGCGGCGGTTTCGGCCACCCCCGAGACCCCGGTGGAGACGGCGCCGGCCGTTCCGGAGCCCGCGAAGGCCGAGAAGCCACGCGACGACGCCGGGCGCTTCGCCAAGGCCACGGAGCCGGCGGCGAAGGCTTCGGAGGGCGCCAAGGCCGAGAAGCTCAAGCCCGAGGCGAAGGCCGAGCCCGCGGCGCCCGGCGAGAAGCCGCCCGAGGTCGCCGCGGACCCGGCGAAGGCCGCCCCGAAGATCCGCGCCCCCCAGGCGTGGGGGCCGGCGATGCGCGAGCGCTTCAGCGAGCTCCCGGAGTGGGCGCAGCAGGAGATCGACCGGCGGGAGCGCAACGTCTCGACGGCCATGACCAGGGCCATCGAAAACAAGCGATGGCGGGAGGAGATCGAGGGCGCCATCCGGCCCTACGAGCCGATGCTGCGCGCGATGGGTGCCGAGCCCCTCCCAGCGATCCAGAGCCTCTTGCAGTTCGCCGCGACGCTCCAGAGCCCCAGGGCGCCGGAGGCCGTGGCGACACTCATCAAGCGCAACCGGATCGACCTGGAGGCCATCAACGACGCGCTCGGGCTCGGCGGGGCAGACGGCAAGCCCCAGCCCCGCTCGGATCCGCGGCTCGATCAGGCCCTCCAGCAGATTTCCGCCCTCCAGCAGCAGATCGCCACTGCGGCCACGTCGAGCGCGCAGCGCGAACAGGAGCGCGCGGCGGATGCGGTCGAGGCGTTCGGCAAGGATCGGCCCTTCTTCCAGGATGTGCGCGAGAAGATGGGGCTCCTCATCCAGTCCGGTCTTGCGCCGGACCTCGAAACCGCCTACGATCAAGCCGTTGCGATGAACCCGGAGATCCGGGCCATCATCGAGCAGCGGAAGGCCGCGGAAGTTGCGAAGGCGAACATCGCCTCCACGCAAGCGGCCATCCAGGCGTCGAGCAGCATCAAGACGCACCCCGGCGCCCCTCCGGTGCCGGCCAGGCGAGCGACCGTCGAGGACACGTTGACGGCCCTGCTCGCGGCGGAGTAGAAGACGAAGCGCCGGGAGTCGGAGACTCACCCGGGAAGCCCCAGACGCAGCGGGGCGCGGCGAGTGGCGAAGGGCCACCCACGCGCGAAGAGCTGCGCAGAGCTTTCCAGTGGTGACACGCCATGCCGGGCAATCCGAACTACGGTCAGATCCTCGCAACCTCCCTCGCGGCGCACTCGAAAGAGACCGCCGACAACGTCACGAAGAACAACGCCGTCCTGGCCCAGCTGTCGAAGAGGGGGCGGATGCGCACCTTCGACGGCGGGTACAAGATCGTGGAGCCGTTGGATTACACGGAGAACGCGAACGGAGGGTACTTCTCCGGCTACGACGTCCTCCCCACCGCCAACGCCGAGGTCCTCACCGCGGCCGAGTACGCGATCAAGCAGTACGCGGTGGGCGTCGTGATGTCCGGCCTCGAGGGCATCCAGAACGGCGGCAAGGCGCAGATCGTCGATCTGCTCGCCGGCAAGGTGCGCAACGCCCAGGCCACGATGGCGAACCAGATCGCCCAGGGCATCTACTCGGACGGCACCGGCTCCGGCGGCAAGGCGATCACCGGCCTCGACATCGCCATCCCACAGGACCCCACGGTGGGCACCTACGGCGGCATCAACCGGGCGACCCCGGGGAACGAGTGGTGGCGGAGCCAGCTCGTGGATCCTGCCGTGACGCCGACGAGCGGCACCATCCAGGCGAGCATGAACGCGCTCTGGGCGAAGTGCGTGCGCGGCACCGACAGGCCGGACCTCATCCTCGCGGGCTCCACCATCTGGGCCACCTTCCTGGCGAGCCTCCAGGTGCTCCAGCAGTTCACGCAGGCAGCCGTGGGCGAGCTGGGCTTCCCGGCCCTCAAGTACATGGGCGCGGACGTGGTGCTCGACGGCGGCGTCGGCGGGTTCGCCACGGCGACGGACATGTACTTCATCAACACGATGAAGATCCGCTGGCGCCCGCACGCCGGGACGAACATGGTCCCGCTCGGCCAGAAGGAGCGGCCCGCGTACAACCAGGACGCGACGGCCCAGTTCCTCGGCTTCGCCGGCAACCTCTGCGGATCCGGCATGCAGTACTGCGGCCGGCTCAAGGGCGACTAGCTGTTGCACCGGGCGGGCCTGGTTACGGGTGGCCGGGCCTGCCCACCTTCACCCGAACACCCGCGAGGTGATGCATGCAGCCGTTCAAGCTGGGATCGCCGTCGCTCGCGGCCATCAACGAGCTCGAAGTCGTCCGCCGAGGAGACATCAAGCCGGCGGATGCGAAGTTCGTCCGCTTCTTCCACGTCTCGAAGCTCGACGAGGTGGCCACGTACGGCGGCCACATCGAGGAACTGGACACGAAGACCGGCGAGATGAAAAAGCGGTGGGTGGAGCCGGCCGGCCGGCCGATCTACAAGCCAGAGGAGTACATCGAGATCCTCACTCCCGGCGACAAAGATGCCGTCGTGCAGCGCCCCGTCCGGCCGAACCTCGATCCGTACCTGTACCCGGAGAAGTACGAGGCTTTCCGGAACGGCGCGCAGCAGGTCTCCGGGATGCCGCTGGAGAAGTGGGGCGCCCTGCCGCCCGAGCGCGTGAAGGAGATGGAGCACTTCGGCGTCGCCACGGTCGAGCAGCTCGCGGCGGTGCCGGACTCGGCGCTCCAGCAGATGGGGCGCGGGATCGTCACCGAGCGCCAGAAGGCGCAGAACTACCTCGCGGCGATGAGCAGCGAGGCGCCGCTCTCGGACCTGCGCGAGAAAAACGAGCAGCTCATGGCGCGCATCGAGGCGCTCGAGAAGGCGGCTGCCGAGCGGCCGAAGGACAGCAAGACCACGAAGTAAGGCGAAAGAAGGGAATACGCGATGGCGACGATTGGAACCTGGAAGCAGTACGGCGGGCAGCTCGGCTTGCAGCCTTGCCAGCAGTCCTCCACCACCCAGCAGCACTCGCTCGGCACGCGGGCCGCCTTCCGAGACGAGAGCTACGGCTCGGCCGAGTTCATCTACCTGAAGGGCGTCGCCGGAACCGCGGTGGGCTCCTGGGCGTGCTACCTCGAGGATGACCACTCCACCAACCTCGTCGAGGGCAGCGGCGCCTTTGCCGGTCCGGTGGCGGTGGCGATGTCGGCGTGTGGTGCTGGCGAGTTCGGCTGGTACCAGATCACCGGCAAGGCCATTGGCAAGGCGGCGGCCGGGTATGCCGACGGTGGCGAGGTCTACGCGACCGCCACGCCCGGCGTCATCGACGATGCAGTCGCTCCCGGAGACAAGGTCGCGAACGCTCGCGGCGCCTCCGCGGTCGATGGCGAGGGGCTGGCAGAATTCGAGCTTCAGTACCCGTCCTACCCCTCCCAGTACGCCGTGGCGGCGCTCACCGGAGACAGCGGCGGAGGTCCGGAGACCGGAACCATCGCCGCCGTGACGCCGGCCGCCACCATCACCGACAGCAGCGGCGGCGTGGACCCCGGCGACAACATCATCGCCGCCGTCACCCAGGCAGCCAACGCCGGAAGCGCTGACCTCGCACCGACCACGGCGGCCATCGCGCAGCTCGCGGCGAAGCAGAACATCACCACGACCGCCGTCACCAACCTACGCCACGACATCGCCGAGCTTCAGGCGACGGTGAACGCGCTGGTCAACGCCCAGTAGGCGGACGCGATGGCGCTCTTCGGAACCGTCGCCGAAGTCGTCTCGGATGCCGCCGTCGAGTGTGGACTCGAGGCGGTGTCGGACGTGTTCGGCTCAACGGATCCAGCCATCGTTCAGATGCGCGCCCTCCTGAAGAGCGGGGGGCGCGCGCTGGCGCTCGATGCCGAGTGGGTGCAGCTACGGGTCGAGGCCAGCTTCGCCACCACCACGGACACGTCCTACAACCTCCCGGCGGACTTCTCGCGGATGCTGACCCAGACGGCGTGGAATCGCTCCGTCGAGGTGCAGATGCAGCCCGTCAACGGGGAGATCTGGCAGTACCTCAAGGCCACCTCGGGAGCCACGGCCTACACCGCCACCTTCCGGCCGCTGGCGGGCAAGGTGGAGCTCTGGCCACAGCCCCCAGCAGCCGGAGAGACCATCGCCTACGAGTACCTCTCGCGGCACTGGGTGGCCCTGGCGGCGACAACCACGCCGGCCAAGGACGCGCCGACGCTCAACACCGACGTGCTTCTTTTCGACGCGACCCTGTTGGTTCCGATGTTGATCTTCATGTTCCGGGAGCGCCGACAGCTCCCAGGGGCGGAGGCGGCGCGCGCCGAGTTCGAGCGCCTGAAGCGGATCGCCATCGCCACGTCGATTCCGGCTCACCCGGCCCTGCCGCTGGATCGTCCAGGCCCAGGTCTCCGCCTGCTCGACTGGCAGAACCTCCCCCCGACGGGATACGGGTAGCCCATGCCCGTCTCGAGCGCCAACATCCCAGCGCCGAGCATGGGGATCGACGCCGTCTCCCCGGCCGGGGCGATGCGCGCGGATCGCTGTGTGTACGCCTGGAACGCCATCCCGGACGAGCTCGGGCTGCGGGCGCGGAGCGGCTTCGACGAGTGGCTGAGCGGCTTGACGGGAGGCGCGAACGGTGAAGTGCGCAGCATGATGGCGTTCGCCGGAGCCGCCGCGGCATCCAGTGGAGATCGCCTGTTTGCCACCACGGCCACGGGAATCTGGAACGTCACGGCCTACGGCGGCCCACCGTCGCAAGTCGCCGTCTTCCCGGTTGTGTCTGGGGACTCTGGATATTCCGTGTCGCGCGGATGCGTGACTGCTGCTGGTCATTTTCTGCTATCGTGCGACGAAGCGAACGGATATTACATCTACTCCGAGGCATCACAGACGTGGTCGAAGGTGGACGGCGGCGCGGGTCCAACCGAGATCAACGGCGTGGATCCGTCAAAACTCGTCTTCGTGACGACGCACAAGGGCCGCGTCTGGTTCGCCGAACGCGACACCGCGAATCTCTGGTATCTGCCGGCCGGAGCCATCTACGGAACGGCGGTCAAGTTCGCCGTGGGCGCGCTCCTGCCGCACGGCGGAACCGTCGTCGGCGCGTGGACCTGGAGCTACGACGGCGGGGCCGGCCCGGACGATCTGCTCGTCATCGTCGGGAGCGGCGGGGACGTGGTTGTGTACCAGGGCACGGACCCGGCGAGCGCTTCGACCTGGGCCGTCAAGGGCGCCTGGTACACCGGGGGTGTGCCGCGCGGACGGACCATCGCCATGGACAGCGGCGGAGAGCTGCTCCTGTTGACGTTGATCGGCGTGCTACCGCTCTCCCGGCTCGTGCTCGGGTCGGATCCACAGGACCGGAAGATCTATGTGACCCGTTGGGTGGACCCCATCTTCTCGGCGCTCGCGGCGCAGCGCGGAACCCTACGGGGCTGGGCGCTCTACCTGCATCCGTTGGACCGCGCGATCCTTGTCGCCATTCCGACCGTGGGAGGCTCGCCCACCGAGCAGATCGCCATATCGACGGTCACCGGCGCGGCCACTCGCTGGAGGGGCCTCCCCATCTTCTCGGCGGCGACCTGGGATGGCCTGCTCTTCTTCGGCACGGCGGACGGGCGGGTGTGCCGGACCATCAACTGGCTCGACGACGGGGCGCCGGTTGAGGCTTCCATCCTGACGGCCTACCAGACCCTCGGCGATCAGCGGTGGAAGCAGATCCAGACGATCCGCCCGATCTTCGTCGGCGGGGCGGCCAACATCGCCTCGACGACGGTGGCGCGGTACGGATACGCCACGGACGAGCCAGCCGGCCCGAGCGGCGTTGGAGGCGGCGGCCCGAGCGCGTGGGGCTCGGCCGTTTGGGGCGTGTCCAAGTGGGGTCCGGACTACCTCACCACGGCGCCCGTCAGGGGCGCGTCCGGCATGGGGCGCGAGGCCGCGGTCGCCGTGCGTTGGAATGCCATCGCCCGGAGCACGCTGGTGGGCGTGGACGTCACCTTTACGACCGGGGGGCCGCTGTGAAGGCTCGCGCCGCCACGCCCGACGAGATCGGCTGGATCGCCAGCCGGACGGGCTACGCGTTCACCGCCGGCGCCCGTGCCATCGCCGCCGTGGACTCCGCCGGGGAGATCCGCGGGATGGTTGCCTTCGACGCCTGGACGGAGTCGGGGTGCCAGTGCCACGTCGCGCTCGACGCCCCCATCGCGGCGCGGACCCTCCGGGCGGCCTTCTTCGAGTACCTCGGCCAGGTTGGACGCTCGCTCGCCCTGGGGCTCGTCCCGGCGCACCGGGCGCGGTCCGTGGCACTGGCCAAGCGCATGGGATTCGTGGAAAAATGCCGGATTGCGGACGGTTGGGCGGCTGGCGACGACTTGCTCATCCTCGAGCTTCGGCTCCCTGCGGGCGCCGAGATCGAGCGCAGAAAGGCGGCTTGACATGGGTCAACAGGCACCGAGGCCCCCGGATTTCCTGGGCTTGGCTCGCGAGCAGGCCCAGCAGACCACGGCGGCGAACCGGCCGGACATCACAACGCCCTTCGGGACGCAGACCTGGGAGCAGACCCCGGGCGGCGGCTGGACGATGCAGACCGGCTTCGGCGGCCCTCTCGCCGGCGCGGCCCTGCAGGTGGGCGGCCAGGCCGCGGCGGCGCTGGGCCAGCCGCTCGACCTGAGCGGCCTCCCGGGACTCGGCACGGGCGAGCAGGCCCGACAGCAGGCCATCGAGGCGGCCTACGGGCAGGCGGCCTCCCGGTTGGATCCGATGTGGGCGCGGCGCGAGGAGGCGCTCCGGACGCAGCTCCTCGGGCAGGGGCTCGACCCGACCTCCGAGGCGTACCGCGGCGCCATGGGCGAGCTCGGGACCCAGCGCACGGACGCCTACCAGACGGCTTTGAACGCCGCCATCGGCCAGGGGACCGCCGCCGGTCAGGCGCTCTTCGGGCAGAACCTCACCGCCCGCCAGCAGGCCCTCGCCGAGGCCCTCCGTGGCCGCGCTCAGCCGCTCGAGGAGCTGGCCCAGCTCCAGGGCTTCCTTGCCATGCCGGGCGTCCAGCAGACCCAGGGCGCCCAGCTCCTTCCGGCTGGCATCGCCCAGTCCAACGCGGACATCGCCCGGTGGCAGTCACAGCAGCAGATGCTCGCCGACACCATCGGCGGCGGCGCCCAGGCGGGCGGCGCGCTCCTCCAGTTCCTCCCGTTCCTCCTGGGGCTCTGACATGGCGCCGCAGCGACTCCGAGCGATGATGAGCGGTCCAGCCTACGGGGCGGCGCCGGCCGTGCCCGGGACCACGCCCTACGAGGAGGTCCTCGACCTCGGCGAGCTGGCGGGGCGAGACGAGCTTCTGCGCCAGCAGCTCGCCCAGGCCGCGGCCCTTCGGCAGGGCCTCGGACGCCAGCACACGACGGGATGGGGCGCGGCCCTGGGCGGGATCGGCGACGTGCTCCAGACCGGGGCCTCGCTCCTCGGAGAGCGCCAGGCGCGCGAGGCCATCGCCGCCAACCAGCGCGCCCAGGCCCGCGGCCGAGCGGCGGCGCTCCAGGGCCTCACCGCGCCGGACGCCTCGGGCATCCTCCCGGAGGCGACGCCGGAGGAGCGGCAACAGGCCCTCGCCGATGCGCTGCTCGGGCGCCAGCGGATGATCCAGACCGCCGCTGTGTCCGGGGATCCGTTCCTCGGGCCGTACGCGCAGCGGCTCCAGCAGCAGGAGTTCGCCCGCGGCGAGCGACTCGGCGGGCAGGAGTTCGAGGCCGGGCAGGCGGCGCGCAAGCTCGAGGCGGCCGAGCGGGCGGCGACCACAAAGAAGGGCGAGGACCTGACGAAGCTGGGCCAGGACATCCGCAAGGAGTTCATGGGCCTCCAACCCGTGAAGGAAGCGATCTCCCTGCGCGTTGCGCTCGACAAGCTCCAGCGCGGCGCCGCCTCGTCCAACGCGGCCGGCGACATGGCGATGATTTTCAGCTACATGAAGATGCTCGACCCGGGCTCGGCAGTCCGTGAAGGCGAGTACGCGACGGCCCGCAACGCCGCTGGCATCCCGGAGCAGATCAAGAACCTTTACAACAAGGCACTCGACGGCCAATTCTTGACCCCGGATCAGCGCTCGTCCTTCGTGAGGCTCGGGCAGGGACTCTACACGGCGCAGGCGGCGCCGGCCCTGAAGCTGTCTCGGGAGTTCGGCGGCTACGTCCGAAACGCCGGCCTGGATCCGGCCGAAGTCCTGCCGGATCTCGGCCTCGCCGCTCCACCGTTGACGCCAGCCGAAACGCGCACCATCGGCGGGAAGCGGTACACGAAGACGGCCAAAGGCTGGGTGGAGGAGTAGATGCCCCCTCGACTTCTCTCCGCAGAAGAAGCGCGGGCGCTGGGCCTGGACACCGAGCCGCCCGCCGCGCCCGGACGCCTGCTCACCCCGGACGAGGCCGCGGCCCTGGGCCTGCCGGACGTGACGCCGGATCCGTACGCGCAGGGCGTCAGACTCTCCGGGGGCTACGACCCGGGCGCCATCACGCCGAACCGCGCCCAGATCCTCGGCCTGTCCCAGGGCGGGACGCTCGGATTCGGCGAGGAGCTGGGGGCCGGGCTGGCGACCGGGGCCGGACTCCAGCCGCCGCCGGTGACGCTCGGGCCGCAGTTCGCTCCATCGCCCGACGACACTCCGGAGATCCGCCGCATCAAAGAAGAGGCCCTCGCCCAGCAACTCGCGGCGGTCCGGGACGATCCGCTCGCCTACGAGCAGCTCCGGGACCGGATGCGGACGGAACTCGTCCAGGCCCAGAAGCAGCGCCCGCAGGAGTACATGGCCGGCGAGCTGGCGGGCTCGCTCGCCACCGCGCTCCTCCCCGGCGCCCAGCCCGGCATGGGCGGGACGCCGGCGGCGAACGCCGCTCGCCTCCTGGTTTCGGCGGGCGGCGCCGGGGGCTTGGCCGGCCTGGGCGCGAGCGCGGAGCCCCCGGGCAGTCCGGAGGCCCTGCGTGAGGTCGGCCGCGGCGCGGCGCTCGGGACCGCCGGAGGTCTGGCCGGCGCTGCGCTCGGGAAGGCGGCCCCGGCGGCGCTTCGGGCGGCCGGCCGTGCGGCGGAGAAGTCGGCGGCGAAGTGGGGCTTGCGGACGCTGCTGGGCGGGGCGGATCAGCTTCGTGGCGGCGTTCGGAAGATCCCCGACGAGGTAGCCCTTGCCGCCATCCGCGAAGGCGGAATCGTTCCGTTCGGGACGACGCAGGGCGCGCTCGAGCGGCTCACCAGCAAGCGGGAGGCCGTGGGCGCGACCTACGGCGAGATCATCGATGCGCTCGAGCGGGCAGGCGTCCAGGGTCCAGACGCACGGATCCTGGCGCGAGACCTTGTCATCAGATCGGCAGAGTTGCGCCCGCAGACGATGATCGAAGCCGTCCCCGAGCTGTATGTCCGGGCTGGCGAACAGGCGGTTGAGAAGGCGCGGCTCGGTCAGCAGGCCGGGCTCGGGCGCCGTGGTAGGCTTGGGTTGGGCCAGGCGGAGAGCCTGAAGCGCAGCCTCCAGGAGCCTGTTGCCTACGAGGTGATCGACAGCAAGGCGATCAACGAAGCGCGCAAGGAGATCGCCTCCATGATGCGCGAGGCGAACGAGCGGGCGATCATGGAAGCCGCATCCAGCCCAACCGCCACCCCAGAGGTCGTCGAGGCGGCGGAGAGCTTCATCCCGACGAAGCAGCGGCTCGGCAGGCTGATCCAGGCGTCCGAGGCGGCCGAGCGCGGCGTTGCCGCGGCCTCCAGGCGCGGGATGGGGCCGGGCGTGCTGGAGATGACCGCGGCCACCACCACAGGGAGCCCGGCCCCGCTGTTCGGGCGAGCCGCGCTCAACATCGCCCGAGGTCGCGGCCCTTCGACCTGGGCCGCTGGCGTGGCAGATCCGGCCGCGCGGGCGCTCTTCGGCGCGTCGAGGCTGGCGGCCATGACGCCCGTCGCCGAGCGCATGGCGACCGGGGCGGGTCTGGGCTCGGCGATGGCGCGGGCGCTGGCGATGGAGCCGGAGGAGACTCCGCGTGAGCCCGAGGAGAGGCGCAGGCGGCGGCGTCTTGCCGAGGCGCTCCGGAACGTGAGATAGGAGACGACACCATGGCGCGCAACCCGAGCGGCACCTACACACTTCCGGCCGGCAACCCGGTTGTCGATGGGACGACCATCACGCCCACCTGGGCGAACCAGACGCTTTCGGACATCGCCACGGCGTTGACCGATTCGCTGTCCAGGAGCGGGCAGGGCGGGATGCTGGCCTCGCTGAAGATCGTCGATGGCACAGAGGCCGCGCCCGGACTTGCCTTCGGGCTCGATCCGGACACCGGCATGTATCGGATTGCGGCGAACGAGATCGGCGTCGCCGTTGCGGGAGAGCTGAAGCTGAAGATCGCCGGAGTCGGGATCAGCACCAACGAAGGGAACGTTGACTCCGCCGATGGGTATTGGGCTCCGAACGGGCTCGCCGCCACTCCAAGCTACACCTTCAAGGCGGAGCAGGGCACGGGCATGTACAAGGATGCGGCGGGCGTGCTCGGGCTCTCCGTCCTCGGGACGAAGAAGGCCGCGCTCTCCTCGACCGGGCTCGTCATCACCGGAAACGTCGAGGCGACGCAAAACCTGAAAGGCGCATCCGCCGAGGCCACTGGCGCAGCGGGCAAGCCTGGCGTCCAGGCAACGGGCGGGGCCGGGTTCGCTGGCGCCGTGCTTGCCAACGGCACAGCCGCGACAGCAGCCGTCAGACAGAACGCATGCACGCTGTCAAACGGCGATCTTGACATGTCGTTGGTTCCCAACCCAAACTCAAATGTCGCAATCGTCAACAAAATCACACCCGCCAGCACACACAAGGCTTTTGCCAGGATTCAGACAGATGGGGTCGGAGGAGTCTCGCTGCTCGGCGGAATGAACATCGCATCCGTCTCAATTGGTGGCGCCGGGGCCTACGTGTCGGTCATTCTGGCCGGACCAATGGCAGATCTCGTCAACCATTCAATCAACGCGCTTCAATACGCCACCGGCGCAATGGGTTGGGCCGAAACCTACGGCGGCTCAATCCAGGGAGCGTCGTTCAATGAGATTAGGATTTACGGCCTTCAGACGACAATTGGCGGTCCACCAACCACAACCGCTATCAATTTCTCAACATCCATCCGCAATTTCTACGTTGACATCGTAGGGAGACAGTAGCATGCGACAAGTTCTCATGGCACTTTCGCTGTCCGTCCTCATGCTGTCCCTTTCGCTCCTGGCGTGCGTGACCGTCCAGTGCAAGGGCTCGAGGGACTGCACCGAGCAGCAGAGCGAAGAGAAGGACAAGCGTATGCCGATCTTCCCCAAGCGCCCGGACATCCAGACCACGGGCACGGCGAGCGGCGGCCGATGATTCGCCCCGCCCTGAGCATCTGCGCGCGCTGCGTCGCTCTGGCGGCGCTCTTTGTCGTCGTGTTCGTGCTCGCGACGGCGGTGCTCTACGAGACCAGCGCACGAGCAATCGCGTCTCATGCGCGCGTAGGCGGGCCGTCGGTTGCTCCGGCTGTGCTCATGGATCGGCGGTAGGGCATGGCCGAGGCCACGAAGCGACGAAGGAGAAAGACGGGCTTCGCTTCGTGGGCGTGGAAGATGGCGCGCAAGACGAAGGTGCAGGCCGGCTTCGTACTGGCGCTGGCATCGGTGACCGCCTATCTGTGCGCTAGGCACGGCAAGTGCGAGCCCGGGGAGCCCGAGCGTCTGGCGTGCGTCGTATGCGCCGGAGCCCGACCGCTCACCGTCTGGCTCGACGGGTTGCATAGGATGAATGGCCAACGCGCAACACCCGAGGTGCAGTGATGGAGACCTGCCAAGAAGCCATCGCGCTGATCCGTAGAGAGGAGACCTTCCAGGCCGAGGCGTACCTATGCCCAGCGAAAGTGTGGACCATCGGCTACGGCGACACCGGGCCGCACGTGCGGCGCGGCATGCGCATCACTGAGGCCGAGGCGTACGACCGTCTCCTCGAGCGGCTCGCGGACTTCGGGGCCGGCGTCGAGGCCGCGCTCCAGGGCGCCAGCGTCACGCCCAACCAGTTCGGGGCGCTCGTGAGCTTGGTCTACAACATCGGCCTGGAGAACCTGCGCAAGTCCAAATTGCTCGCGCACGTCCGCGCTGGCAACACACAGGCCGCGGCCGACGAGTTCCTGAAGTGGACCAAGGCCCGGGACCGCAGGACCGGAGAGCTTCGGGAGTTGCGCGGACTCGTTCGGCGGCGGGCGCTGGAGCGGGCGCTCTTCCTGGGTGACGACCCCGGGCGGGTCGAGGTGGGCTTCGGCGCGCCGTCGCCGGAGCCGCGCGACTTCGAGCCCATCGCTCCGCCCGAGGTGGCGTGATGGTTCGGTTCCTCGAGGCGCTCCGCGCGCGGCTGGCGTGCGCGCTCGTGGTGGTGGCGGTGGGCGCGCTGGCGTTCGTCGGCGGACGGTGGACGGCCCCGGTGCGCGTCGAAGAGCGGGTCATCGTGGATGTCCAGGAGCGGATTGAGTACCAGGACCGCGAGGTGGTGAAGCGCGTCGAGGGGCCTGTCCGCATCCGGACGGTGACGCGCGAGCTCCCGGCGCCCCCGGGCTCGCCATGCCCAGACCGGCCGCTCGTCGAGACGGTGCGGGAGGAGGTGCGCGAGCCGGTGACCGTCGAGCTGAAGGCGGAGAGCAAGGCCAAGGCCAAGGTGGAGGCCGTCAGGACCGTCGAGCGCATCGTCACCGTCCGACCGGACTGGCGGGTTGGGGTACTCGTCGGGACGGACCTGGGGACGCTGTCGCTGGCGTCACCGGCCGGGGCGCTCGTGGTTGGCGGGCATGTCGAGCGCCGGGTCTGGGGTCCGCTGTTCCTCGGGGCCGCCGCGCTCATTCGCCCCGCCAGGCCGCTCGCGCCGATCCCTCAGTTGTCGCTGTCCGGGGAGTGGTAGAACGCGCTGGCGCAGACACCACGGCCCGGAGCCTCTCGGCCCCGGGCCGCCGTCCTCGCCACCGGCTGATCCGCTACCCCTGGACGCTGGCCCGGGGATCCCCTCCGGCGCGACTTTCACATCGCGCCGGCCAGGGTGCTCGACGGGGCCGGCCTGGACGCCACCTCCCACAGACTACTCGGCCCCGGCTGTCCCGCGAGGGATGACCGGGGCCGACGTGTCTGGCTGTTCGCCGCAGCCAGTCAGCCCAAGCGGTGCGACGGCGGGAGGATTCGCTCGTCCCGCGCGCCTACTGCGCGCCGCTCAGCGAGGAAACGCCAGCACCCTACCACGCCCACCGCTCGCCCATCAACCTCACCCGATGGCGCCCCCGCCGGCCGGCCTGCCCCGAGGAGCGGAGAAGGGACAGGTCCGGCCGAGCGGTGATGATGGCCGGGGTTCCGGTGTGGTCCCTGCCATCATGCGAGCCGGTTGGGGTCGCCGACTCGCCGCGCGAAAGACACGCCACCGGGCAGCCGGGGGATACTGGCCAGTGGCGCGGGGCCGCGGAATGCAGCCCAAGGTCAAGGCGTGGGGGCCTCCTTCGGCGTGGTCGCGTCCGGGGCTTCGAGCGCGGAGATCAGCGCGTCCGCCCACTCGACGGCCAGCGCGCTGGCGTTGGTGGCCTGTGACGTTCTGCGATTGGTCCAGTCCGGGTCGCTGGCGAACCCCGCCATGATGTGGAGCGCCGCCGCCTCCCGGTACGTCATCCCGGGCGTGCCGAAATGCATGGTTGACACCTCGCCCTGGATGGTCTCGATGCCGGGATACGCCGGCTTGTCTCTCAACCCGCTCAAGCTGCACCTCCGTCCTTCGTGACTGCCGCCGCCGCTGCCTTGATCTTGGCGCGGATGATGGAGCGCAGGTCTTCGCGCAGCTCGCGGTTGCTGAGGATGTGCTTCACGTCCGTGGCGATCTCCGTCGCCATCGCGTTCATGTAGGCGTCGGCGATTCGTTCCTCTGCTCGCTCGATGCACAGCGCCTTGACGCGCTCGAAGTCGATGGCCTCGTAGATCTCCCGAAGGCGCTCGACCGGGACCTGGACGCGCCGCTGGTAGTCGAGTACGAGCCAGTCGCCCTTGCGGACCAGGGACAGGAGCGAAGCCTCGATGGCCTGTTGGAGATCCGTGGTGAAGGACGGCTTGGGGGCGCTCACTGCCCACCTCCCGGCGCGTGCTCGTCCCCTGGAGGGGGAGGCTCGGACACTTCGCCGGTCTTCGGGTCGTGGGGCGGCGGCAGGGGGAACGCGGCCAGCGTCGCGACCACGTCCTCTTCCGTCACGGCCTGCCGGCCCGCGCGCTTCCGGTCGCGCTTCAGGTACTCTTTCCACGCCTCCGGAGGCACGTCCGGACGCGCAGCCATGAGGCGCTCGAGCTTCTCGTACGGGGTGACCGTCTTGGGCGCTGGGGGAGCGGGCGGCGAGCCGTCCTCGAGCCACGCCTTGATCTTCTCGATGGCGCCGGGCAGCTCGTCCCGCGTCAGGACAGCGTTGTCCAGCGCTGAGAAGCTCGACTTGGTGACGTGGATCTTGTCCCCGTCCAGATCGAAGATGAAATCGAACTCGTATTCCATCCCCTCGCGCTGCACCGGGGCGAGCCCCACCTTCTTGGGGACTTTCTTGCCGCGGTCGTTCTCCTCGAGGACGTACTCCATCTTGGTGCGCATGGTGGCGATCAAGTGCCCGGGGTAGCCGCGCATAGCGTCCACGAAGTTGTTCTGCTTCGGCGTCACGGCCTTCCATCCGCTGCTGAACTTGCTCTCGTGGGCTCCCGTTCTCCGGTCCACCTCCTCGAGCGCGCCGCCCTTGCCGACCCAGGCGTGGGAGATGCTGTCCAGGATGCCAACCGAGTAGCCCCCATCCGCCATCTCGCGCAGGACCGCAACGTAGGTGTCGAGCGAGAACGTCTCGAGGGACTGGTGATCGAAGTCGAAGCGATCCGCGTACAAGAGCGCGCGTCCGTGCTCAGAATCCGCGAGCGCCGTCTTGCCGCCCAGCACCCGGGCGATCACCAGCGCCGAGAACGTCTTCCCCGTCCCCGCCGCGCCCTTCAGCGCGATTTTGAGCTTCGCCTTCCTCTTTGTTGCCTTCGTGAAAGCCATGCATCGTCTCCGTGTCGTTGCGTCGTTGTCTACTTCGTCACCTTCGCGAGCGCGCTCCCAGCCGGCTTCACCTCGAGCCTGCCGTACGGATCCTCGTCTTCCCAGTGCATCCCGGGCGGGATGGGGGCCGGATCCAGCGCCGCGCAGTACCTCTGGATCTCAGCCAGGGCCGGCTCTTCCTTCACGCGCACGAGTTCGGGATGCGTGCAGCGGCGAGCCTTCGCCCACTCCAGGAGCTGCGCCGTCGCGCTCTTCGGCGCTTCTTCGCCGGGGGCGAGCGAAACCAGATCGTCCTGGTTCAGTACCAGCCGCCCGCCCGTCTTCCTCCAGCACAGCTCGCCGTTGGGCAGCTCGCGCGACTTCTTCTTGCCCGGGATGATCTCCTTCCGGTGCTCCCGCGCGTACGCCGCAGCGAGGCTCTCCAGGTAGTCCCGTTGCCTCTTGAGCCGCCCGTTGGCCCGGTCCAGGCGCTCGAGGATTCGCTGCGTCGCCGCGTCCGCCACGGTCTGATTCTCCGCCGCTTCGGCGTCGAGCTGGCCCATCCGCTCGAGGAGCCAGTCCACGTCGGCAAGCGTCCGGGGCTGCCACGGCGGACGATTCGGCAACGCCGCAACGCCATCGACAGCGGCGAGATCGTCCGCCAACTCGTCCGGAAGATCCGCGGTCAAGGGCGCGCCCATCAGAACTCCCCTCCCTTCGCCATCTTCTCGCGGATCTCCGCCTCCACCTTCGCTCGCTCGTCGGCGCGGATCTCCGCCTCCCGCTCTTCCCGCGCCTTCTTCGCGCGCGCCTCCTCGCAGTCCCAGCACTGCGTCTGGAGCGCCCGCGTGTGCGGCTTCCCGCAGTCGGAGCAGAACCGCGGCGGCTTGTCCAGGGCGGCCAGGACCCTGCTGCCCTCGCTGTAGCCGAGAAGCGCCTCGAACTCGTCCCTCAACTCCTGCCCCGGGATCTTGCCCCGCAGCGCCAGCGCCGCCACGACTGCCGTCACCACGCGCCGCTCGAACTCCTCCCACGTCATCCGATCTTCACCCATGATGCTCCTCCAGTTCCTGGATGCGCTGCCGCATCCGGTCGATCTGCGCCTCCAGCTTCGCGACGTGCTCCAGCGCCCCGTCCCGCTGTGTCCGTGTCTCGACGAGAATCGCTTTGATCCGTGGCAGATCTTCGCGCTCACGCTCCGCGACCGCTCGCGCCGCTGACTGGCGCTCCTCTGCCATCCGGGCGGCGTGCAACTCGGCCTTGAGCCGCTCCACCTCGGCGCGCAGGGCGTCGCACTCCGCAACCACTCGCCGGGCCGCGTCGTCGAGCTTCTCGTCCGGGCCGCGGGCGAGGATGGTGCTCAGCTCGCGCTGTGCGTCGCCGAAGGCCGCCTCGACCTTCGCGGCCCAGGCCCGAGCTTCGTCCCGCTCAGACTCGGCGCGTTCCCTCGCCCTGACCTCGGCATGTCGCGCCATTCCGGCGACGGGTCCGGCGTCCGACAGTCCGACCAGTTCCCGGAGTGCGTCGGCGGCCGCCTGCGCTTCCGGCCGCCGCGTCGTGAATCCGCCGTCGAACAGGTCGATCACGCGCTGGCGGATGGCGTCACGCTTCGCCGTCGCGTTGTAGTGCGCCTCGATGGCCAGGTCTCGCTCTCGGGCCAGGCTCGCGTTGGCGCGCGCGAGGTCGTCTCTATCCCGCCCGGCCTGCTCCTCCCCGGAGCGGGCGCGGCGGGCCTCGGCCTCCATGTCCTGGCATCCCTGGGTGCCGTCGTGGGCAGCGGCGAGCGTCTCGAACTCCTCGTCGGTCGGGCGTCGTGGCGTCGTCATGGCTTCCGCTCCGCCCACAGCATGAGGGCCGGCTCTACCTCCGACTCCCAGCCCTTGCGCGCCCGGCCGCCAACCTGGAACTCCGGGGCGCCACTGCACCACCACAACGCCTCGACGGCGGACGCCCAACCGGCGCGGCACTCTCCTGCTCTCTTCTCGGCAGCGGCCAGTGCGGCGCGCAACCGCTCGATCTCCATCGCCTGCCCGCACGCGACGTTGGCGAGCCACTGCCCCTCGATGGTGCCGGCCGGGTCCGCCTCTCCGTCCGCGACCCGAACGACCATCGCCTCCGGCGTCATCGCCTCGGCGGTCAGGGCCTCGGCCCGTTCGCCGACCCATGGGCCGCCGTGTCCGTATTCGTCGTCACGCTCGCACGCAAGCCCGATTGCCTCGTCGCTGTCTTCGGCCTCGATGAGCGCCGAGCCCTCGTCCGGGTACTCCTTCAGGTAGACCGCGAACAGTCCATTGATCAGCTCGATCATCGCTCGCCCTCCCCATTGGCCGCGCGGAGGGCGCGGACGCACTTGAGCAGCAACTCCGGTTTTACGGTCGCCTCGCCGCCTTCGCGGATCATCCATTCGAGCGCGTATTCCGGCTTGAACGGCGCCGCCCCGGTGGACACCGCCTCCTCGAGTTCGGCCAGCGCCTCGCGCATCGGCCCGAAGGCGTTCACCGCCCGCGAGACGAGTGCCGCGTCACGCGCTCGCCTCTTGGGCATGATATGGCCCACCTGCTCGCCGTTGGCGTCGAGCATGGCGCCGTCTTCGTCCACCGTCCACGGCGGGGGCGATGCGTCCTTGAACTCGTCCATGTCACTCCTCCTCGGCCGGCATGACGAGCCGAATCTCGAGCGCGTGCGCAAGCAACGGGTGCCGCATGTCGCTAATGGTGAGCAGCCGCCACGCCAGATCCTCGACGGTTTCGCCCGGACGAACTTCGACGGCGGTTGTGAACGGATGCGCGCCGTTCTCGTACTCCTCGATGCCCACGAGCATCGCCGAGATCTTCACTTGGCTCCGCAGCATGTCACTCCTCCCCCAGCAGCTCGCGGGCGTCCTTCGCGAGCACGATCAGATCTGCCGCCCAGGACTCGAACGTCTGCGGCATGACGTCGCCCTGCTCCTGGCGCTTCGGCCGCTCCAGGACGTGCCGCGCGAAGTCGCGTAGCAGCTCGGGCATCTTGTTGAGCGCCTCCACCTCCTCGCGCTTCAGCTCGTAGCCGTCTCGGTTCAGGACGAGATCCACTTCATCAACGTGCGGCTCGAATACCAGCGGCATCTTCGGCAGTCCCATCGTCACTCCTCCACTTCGTCTTCATGCTCTGGCCGATACCCTGTGCGCAGCGTCCCTGCCGCGTCGTGCGTCCTCGTCGGCGGGAACGGCTCCGTCCGGATCCGCGCGTTGGCCCTCAGCCCCTCCTCGTGGGCGATGGCGCGCTCGAACGCATCGCGCGCCCTGGCGTAGGTCGGATCTCCCGCGTAGTGGCCGAACACGTGCGGCAGGATGGCCTTCGCCGCCTCCAGCAAGTCCGGCGGGGGCGTCATCGGATCGCCTCGGCGGCAATGTCTGCCTCGCGCTTCAGTTCGACGATGGCCCCGTCGATGCTCTCGATCCACTCGCGCCGATTCGAGGAGACCGCGTAGCCGTACCGGGCCAGCTTCGCGCTCGCGATGCGGACTGGCTCGGACTGGATCCACTTCAGGAGGCTCGCCCCTGTCGGGCGCAGCCGCGCAAGCACCGGCCGCCCCTTCTGGTGGCGCTTGCGAGCCAGTTCCCGGAGCCGCTCTATGATGGACAGGGCCTCGGCAACGTCGGGCGTCATCGGCTCGCCTTCCCTTCCTGCGCCGCGTGAACGTGCGCCATGAGTTCCTTGCGCACGTCGCTGATCGCCCCGACGCACCGGAGGCTGTCCTCGGCCCTCGCGAGCGCCACGGGCCAGCCGTTCTGCGCTACCTGAAGGGCGAACTCCAGAGCGCCCGCCACGACTCCGGCGTATTGGAGCGGCACCTTGACCGTCACCATCTTCTGTCGCGTGCTCATTGGCCTTTCCCTTCCTCCGCACCGTGGGCCGGCTCCACTCCGGCGGCGCGGAGGGCCTCAAGCGCCTCTCGGGCGATCTCGCGCATGGGGAAGTCCTGGGTCGCCAGAAGTTGCTCGTTCGCCCGCTCCTGCTGGGCCGCCTTGCTGTAGTGCGTCTCGCAAAGGCGGCTCGGCGGCCATGTGTGCTCACGAGCTCTCGCGCAGTCTTCGCAGCCCGAGTTGTCAACGGGCGTCCGGTCCAGGACCGGGGCGTAGTCGCGCACCCGCGCGAAGTCCGTCGCGCACTGCCGCAGGAGCGCGTCCCTCGGGTCGCTGGCCGGCCGCGCCCTCCGGGCCTCCTCGGAGGAGATGGCGCGCTTGAACGCATCGAACGCCCTGGAGTAGGTCGAGTCCCAGGTGTAGTTGCCGTGTACGTACTGGCGGATGGCCTTCGCCGCCTCCAGCAGGTCCGTCCCATCCCGGTCCGCGCTCGCTGGCGGGGAGGCGGGGGCGGGCTTGGGCTCGAAGTCGTCGCAGCCCATGCCTCTCGAGCGACTCCACGGGACGCGACAGATCGAAGTGGCGCACTGAATCTCTACGCCCTCCACCACTCCGAAGCACTTCGCGCACTCTCGACAGTCCGCCATCGCTCCTCCGCTTCGTTGCCCCGGTCGCCCGAGCTGCGCGGAAGATGGCACGGAAAAAGGCACTTGTCAAGTGCCCCGTGTGGTGCTAGGGTACCGCACCATCGGCGCCACATGCGCCAACGAAAGGAGCTGCACTTGGAGATCGTGGATCCGCGAGCGAAGAAGCGCCTCAACATCTATCTCCCGGCGAGCCTGCTGAACGAGATCGGGCAGTTCGCCCGGAAGCTGTCGGACCAGTTCGAGCGCCGGGTGGGAGCGCCGGAGGCGATCCGGCTGCTCTGCACGGCCGCGCTCTCCGCCGAGAAGTCGAGCGAGAAGGCGCCCAAGGCGCGGGGGTCGAAGTCGTGACGCCCGCCGCCGAGAAGGACATCCGGAGCGCGCTCCGGCAACTGCGCGGGTGCCGGGGAAGGCTGGCGATGTTGGGGACGGCGAAGCTGTCCGGCTCCGACATGGCGCTTCTCGGCACGGTGCGCCTGATCGCAAGCGAAGCCGAGCACAAGCTCCTGAAGCTGCTGGCGTCCGCCCACAAGGCGCGGACGAGGAAGGTGAAGCCATGACGAAGACGAAGGGGTCGACGGTTGAGCCCAGCGACAACGCGCGCATCATCGCCCAAGAGTTCTTCAGGGCGCACGGAACTCCACACAAGCTCCTGTTGACGCAGGATGACTTGGCGCGCTTCACCCAATGGATGATGGACACGGTGATGGACGGACTTCGGCAGTTGGTTGAGGAGCAGCGCCAGAAAGATCGCGGGGTGATCCAGTGACGGACAAGAAGAAGACGGCGCGGCGCTCAATGCGGGACGCGCTCGCGGAGGCGGAGCGGGATCGGATCGAGGCCATCGAGCAGCGCGACGAGGCCAGGTCGCTTTTCGCCCAGGCGAGGGACTGCGGCCGAGACGACAAGTGTTCCCGGAGCCCGTTGTGCATCCGCCACTGGATCGAGGAGCACAGCAAGAGGGTGGGCGAGCGCGAGGAGGCGCGGTTCGCGCTGTCGAAGGCGGAGGAGGAGCGCGGCGAGGCCCTCGCCCGGCGCAATGACGCGCTCGCCTCGCTGGCCGAGATGGCGAGCAAACGGGACGCCCTCGTGGCCGAGAGGGATGCAGGCGTGCTGGAGCGGGCGAACCTCGCGGCGCGGGTGGCGGAGTTGGAGGGGGCGCTGCGGGGCGAGGTCGCCGACTCGATGGCCGCTCGCCGTGCACTGTCGGAGCGGATTGCGAATTTACTAGGCGAGCGAGACGGGGCGCGCGCTGCGCTGGAGCGCCTGGCCCGCCAGTACGAGGATGAGCACGACGTGTGGGAGCGCCCGGCCTGGCTCACGGCGAACCTTCCGCCCGCCGCCCCTCCAGAGCAGGCTTCCACGTCCGATGACAAGCTGCGCGCCAGGGTGGCGGAGCTGGAGGGGGCGCTCGCCACGGCGCGGGACGATGCGCTCGAGGCTGCTGCGGGTGCGTGCCGGTCTTACGCAGCAGCGTGCCGTGCGCAAAACGACGATGCGGAGCACGACGCCGAAGTTGAGGCCCTGAAGGCGGACGCGGCGGAATCGATGGCCAAGGAACTCGAAGCGATGAAGTCCGCCGCCCCTCCCGAGCAGGCGTTCGCTCCGCCCCGGACGGACGACGGGGCGCGGCCGTGCAGCGAGTGCCGCCACTCCAAGATGTGCAAGTGGCTCCTTGGGGTCAACTACCAGGATGCTGGGCCGTGCGACTGGGACCCGTCGAGGTTCCAGCCCGCGCGCCCGGCCGACGTGGGCGCGGACTGGCGGACCCGAGGGCGTGCGCTGTACCGCGCCGTGGAGGCGCTTGACGACTGGCTGGATGAGTCGCCGAAGACTCACGAGGAGCGGACCCGGATCCTGCGCCAGGCATACGATGCCCAAGAGGCATGGCTCGAGATCGACCCGGGCGCACACGCGGCCGACGTGGGCGCGGCGCCTTCCGATCCGGTTCAGCGCGTCCTGGAGGACGTGCGCGCGGAGCGGGCGCGGCAGGACGCGAAGTGGGGGACGGCCAGGATCGCCACGTTGCCGGACGGAACCGGCCTTCCCGGTGATCGAACTGAAGCCGATCTGGCTCGTGAACGGTGCGATTACGCGCGCGCGCGCAACACGGCGACCTACCGCCACGTGCTCGCCGAAGAGGTCGCCGAGGCTTTCGCCGAGGCCGACCAGGCGCTCCTGCGCGCCGAGCTTGTCCAGGTCGCCGCCGTGGCCGTGAAGTGGATCCAGGGGATCGACATGCGCGCGGCGCCCCCCGCCTCCACCGGGACGGCGCCCGACCTCGCTCGCCAGGGCGAGGCGGCCATGGAGACGGCGCGGAGGCTGGGGGAGGCCGGTCGACCGAACATGGATGCGATCCTCGATGCCAGCGGCCCACAGGCCGCGCTCGGGTACTCCTTCCGTCCGGCGGAGGACCCGCTCTGTGTGCGGTGCGGACATTCGGCGGCCGAGCATCTAGTCGCCGATGAGACGGTCGGGGAGTGCATCAGCTTCGTCGCGCCGGGCGTTGCTCCGAAGCCGACGTGCGAGACGTGCCGTCACTGGACCTGGGGCGGCGGCATTGCCGGGGCGTGCCTAGCCGACTCGCTGCGAACCGCACACCCCGGGGACACGTGCGCAACATGGGCTGCGCGCTCCGGATCCGTCGCGCCGGGCGCCGGAGAGAGCGAGGGGAACCATGGGTGACACGACAACGATCCAGTGGGCCGACGCATCATGGAGCCCTGTTATTGGATGCACCAGGAGGCACACCGGGTGCGCGAACTGCTACGCGGAGCAGTACGGCGGGCGCTTCGGCGTGCGCTGGGGGCCGGACGGGACAAGGCGTCAGACCTCACCGGCCTACTGGCGCAAGCCGCTGTCCTGGGCGCGGAAGGCGTCGCTTGATGGGAAGCGGATCCGGGTCTTCCCTTCGCTCTGTGACCCGCTTGACCCGAAGATCCCGGAGGGAACCTTCCTGGAGTGGATGGACCTGATCCGCCGGACGGCCCGCGTCTCGCGCCACGTCGTGCCTGGAAGCATGGAGATCCGCTCGGCCGGCATCGATTGGCTCTTGCTCACGAAGCGCCCCGAGCGCTGGGCCGCTGTCCCTGAGGACGTCCGGCCCCTCGTGTGGCTCGGGACCTCCGTCTCGGACCAGGCCACGGCGGACGAGTGGATACCGCGCCTGCTCGGCGCGGAGGGGTTCGCGCTCCGGTTCCTGAGCGTCGAGCCGCTCGTCGGTCCGGTGGACCTCGACCGGTGGGTATTCGACCGGCCCGCAGCTATTAGGTCCGCCATGAACGGATCGAGCGCCCTCAACTTTGAACAGGCAGACGACGTTATCGACCCGATGGGGATCTCCTGGATCATCATCGGCGGGGAGAGCGGCCCCAAGGCCCGCCCCTGTGACGTGGCGTGGATCCGCGCCATCGTCGGGCAGTGCCGCGCGGCCGGCGTGCCCCCGTTCGTGAAGCAGCTCGGGGCGCGGCCCTACATGGAGCGCTGGAACGAAGAGCGTCAAGACCACGAGACCTGCTGGCTCGATCCGGAAGACTCCCAAGGCGGGGACCCGTCCGAGTGGCCCGAGGACCTCCGCGTCCGCGAGTTCCCGGAGGTGTCCCGTGGGTGAGAACACGTCCGCGCTGGACCGGCTGAGGGCCGAGGTGGAACTCACAGAGCAGATCCTCCAGGGCTGCGGCGACAACTCCTGCCGCGTGCGACGGCGGCCTGGGCCTGGCACTAACGGCGGGTGCCGCTGCCCGACGAACAGAGCCGAAGCCGGCCGTTTGCTGGCCGTCTACAGCAAGGCTCGCGAGCTTGTCCGAGGAGCATGAAGCCATGAGCGACGACAAGAAGACGTGCTCGATGTGCGAGCGCTTCGAGAAGGCCGGACCAGCGAAGGGGAGGTGCCGCGCGCCCGTGCCGTTCTGGGTTGCAGATGGCCTCCTCGTCTCCGCCAACAACCGAAGAGCGGCCGAGTGCAACTGCTTCGAGCCGCTCGCCGAGAAGGTCGAGGGGGTGCCCTTTGCGTGATTCGTTCGTGAAGCTGCGGCTCAAGGATGCTCGGACCATCGCGGACCCGATCAGAAGGCCGGCCGCCAGCTACGAGCTGGAGCTGGCGCTTCGGCGACTCGACGATCTGATCGCCGCCACCGAGAAACTCTCCGCCCGGAAGAAGGCGCGGCCCCTGAACCAGCGGCACAAGAAGCCCTCGAAGCTCGACCGGCTCCGGAAGGCCCACGGGGCGCGCGGGGCGAAGGCGCGCAAGACGATGGAGGTGTACGACGCGGTCGAGCAGCGCGCCGGGGGCGTGTGCGAGTGCGGCTGTGGGATGCCATTTTTGCAGACCTTGGCCGGCGCTCCGGAGATGGATCACTTCTGGGGACGGCGCGCGACCGGAGACAGGGCCGAAAGCGCCGACACGTGCTGGATGTTGCGATCCGAGTGCCACGAGCGAAAGACGAACAGCAAGCCGTCGCGTCAGTTCTGGCTGATCCGCTTTCGCAACCATTCCGAGCGGTTCGGCTCTGACCTTCAGGCCGCGCTTGTGTCTGGGCTGCTGGACGCGATCCGAATCCAGGATCGCCTTGATGAGGCGCGCGTCGCGCGGGCCGGGGAAGCGGTGCGAGCTTCGGAGGTGTCCCGTGGGTGAGCAGCCGAGGACCTGCGGCCAGTGCCGCCACCTGGAGCCGGGCGGACTCTGGGGCATCCTGACCTGCTACGTGCGCGACGATGGGCCGCTCTACCCCGTCGCCACGAGCGACACGGCGCGGACCTGCCCGAAGTTCGAGCGCAAGCCGGAGGCGCGCCATGGGACGTAGGAGCGAGGCCCCGACGCCGAGACAGCTCGAGGTGCTCGTCCTGATGGCCGGGCCGCTCCTGCGCATGCTCCTGGGAAGGCCGCGGCCGATGTGCCCGCCGAGCTTCCGGGGCGGACGAGGGGGCATGATGGCGAGCCTCGGGATCAAGAGCACGAACGCAATGCGGGATCACCTCCTGGCGCTCGAAAAGCGCGGGCTCGTCTGGCGTCCCGAGGCGAGGTGTCTCTGGTGGCCCACGGACGCGGGCTTTGCCGTGGCGGAGGCGGAGATCGAGCGGCGCGCGGCGGGAGGGGGTGCGTGATGGGCAAGCGCCTGCTCGACGACTCGCTGCTGACCTCGCCCTCACTGGCGGCATGCTCGCCGCGGGCGCAGGACGCCTTCCCGCGCATGCTCCTGCTCGCGGACGACTTCGGCTGCTTCGACTCCAACCCCCGGGTCCTGGCCGGCCGCGGGTGGCCGCTCCGGCCCGACGTGACCGACGTGGAGATCGCCGCCTGGCTCGAGGAGTACCGGGCGGCCGGGATGCTTCAGCTCTGGGCGGACGGCGGGCGCACCTATGGGCACCTCCTCGGCTGGTACGGCCCACACGGGCAACGTAGGCGCGAGGAGTACAGCGCCGACAACCCGAAGGGCTCGAGGCGCCGGACGCCTGCTCCGCCGCCGCACGATGCCAACCACGCGGAATCACTTCCCGCGCAGTTCCCGCCCGGGAAACGCGAGTTCCCGCCCGGGAAATACAGTTTCCCGCCGCTGCATGATCAGTCGCATGATCAGTCGCAGTCGCAGGAACACCTTGCGGGCGCCGTCGCGCCCGCCGATGTGGGCCATGGTGAGCGTGCGCAGCCCGCCGGACAGCCGCCGCCGTCCGGACCCTCCCAGACCCCTACCCCGCCCGCGAAAGACGCCCAGGAGCCCGCCCAGGCGGTCCTGGAGGGCGTTCCGGAGCGGCCGGCGAAGAAGGCGAAGCGCTCCAGGGACGCTGCAGATAGGGGTACATCTCCACACTTCCGGGCGCTGTCGGACCGACTCGGCGAGGGCTACGAGCGCGCGACGGGTCGCCGGTACGTGTTCCAGGGCGCCAAGGACGGCGCCGCGGTGGGGCGGCTGTGCGGCTTGATCACCGCGGCGCTCACCGTCGAGGACCTCGGCCGGCGCTTCGAGTCCGCGCTCGTGGCCCGCTCCGGCCCGGCGACCGGGATCGCCGACTTCGCAGCGCGGCCGAACGATCCGCGGTGGGGTGCCGCTCAGGCCCAGGACCGTCGCCGCGGCGTGGTGCGCGCCGAGGACGAGGACCACTCGCGGGGCAGCGGGGGCGATCATGCCTGGTGACTTCGAGGCCCCGAGCGTCTACGAAGCCGCGCGGAACCCGGCCGCCATGGCTGAGCGCCGACGCATCATCGCCGAGTGGGAGGCCGCCTACCCGGATGTCGCCCGGGACCTGCCGGAGGCGTGGCGCCTGGACGAGCAGTGGGAAGCGGAGCAGGCCCGGAAGCGCGCGGCCGCGCGGGCGGAAGCCTCGATCCCGCGCATGCTGGCCCAAGCCGGAGCTCCAGCGCGCGCCGCGGACGCCTGGAGGACGGCGGACCGGAGCAAGCCCGGCATGGTGGCCGTAGCCGAGTTCCTGGCCTCGAGCTTGACGTTCGGCCTGCTCCTTGGCGACGTCGGCACCGGGAAGACAGTCGCGAGCGTCGAGGCGCTGGCCTGGGGCATCCGGCGGGGCTCTCGCGCGTGCTGGCGTCGAGCTGTCCACCTCGCGCGCCTGCCATCGTTCGGGGACGAGGCGGACCTCGAGCGGGACCGGCTCTTCTACGACGGGCTCCTCGTGGTCGATGACCTCGGGGCCGAAAGCCTGACCGACTACTGGCTCGGGATGTTCGGCGAGCTGATCGACGAGCGCCACGAGGGGCGCCGGAAGACGCTGATCACCTCGAACGCCACGCGGGCGACGCTCGCCACGAGGTACGGCAAGAGGTTCGTGGATCGGATGCGGCAAGACGGCAGGGCTTGGGATTGCGGCACCGAGTCTCTGCGTGTCAAGCCAGGAAGTGAACACACCTAGCAACGGGACGAGAGCGTGAAACACGAAACGAGACAGTGGGCGGGGTATTCAGTTGTATTCTGGTATCTGTGCGCGGTGCTGCCGCTGGACGTGCTGGCGCTGGCCTGGATGGTCGCGAAAGCGTTTGGTGTCGCATGAGCAAGCGGACTTGGCGGATTACAAGTATCGTCTGGGGGAATGCGGTCTACTGGGACGGTGAACACTGGAACGCGCACAAGGATCGCGCGTTGTTGTGGAAGACGGAGGCTGGCGCCAACCGCGCATACGCGCGAATCCGCCGCAGGTTCGAGCCTGGGCAGCGCGTCGAGCTGGAGGTGTCCGCATGAGACGCGCCGCGAAGGTGGACAGGAACCAGGGGCAGATCGTCGAGGCGCTCCGGAAGGCGGGCGCGAGCGTCGAGCCGATCTTCCGGCTCGGGCGCGGCATCCCGGATCTGCTCGTGGGCTACCGGAAGGTCAACACGCTGATCGAGGTGAAGGACGGGGAGGCGCCGCCCTCGAAGCGCAGGTTGACTCCGGATGAGCAGGATTGGCACGACGCTTGGCGCGGCCAGGTCTGCGTCGTCGAGTCGCCCGAGGAGGCGCTCCGGGCCATCGGGGCGGTGAAGCCGTGACGCCCTACTACCACGAGCCCGGGATCGACCTGTACCAGGGCGACAACCGCGAGGTG